AAGAGATAATTTTACCACCGAAACTGATCCTCCTTATAGTGACCCAGAAGGAGATGAAGCATCTTTACTCAAAGTTACTAGCTTACCTCAATTAGGTGAATTATTTTTAAACAGTACGCCTGTATCAATTAATCAAATAATAGATTTTAATCAAATTGACAGTGGACAATTTACATATATATCAGATATATCAGATGATAATCCAAATGTTTACATAGAAGATTCAGAAGGAAATAGATTTTACACAACAACTTTTGAATTTGAAATAGCAGATGAAGGATCTGGAATATTTACAGCTCAATAATTATTAACAAAAAAATTGCTCAAAATAATGAACCATACGGTAATGAAATTTAAAGAAAGAAAACATAAATTAATAACATATAAAGAAATAGAAGATCTTCCTTTTAATAAACAAATAGACTTTTCACAAGAACAGGATAATTCCATACTTTGTACAAGACTTGCTGATACAAAAACAGGAATGAGTTTTAGAGTGGTAATGAAGAAAGGAAAAAAGTGGGAAGAGCATGAGCATGATTGTGATGAGACTATATTAATGTATAAAGGAATCCTTAAAGGATTACTAACTAAAACAATAGTATCAAGAGGTTCATTAATAGAAATGCCCGCTGGTACACATCACGAAATATATTCAGAAACAGACGCAGAATTTTACGTAGAATTTAAAAAACCCTAAAAAATAAGATATAATGGAATGGTTATTAAATAACATCTTTCAAATAATAACCTTGCTGGGGATACCAATTACTTGGTTTGTAAAAGATAGGTATTTTACCAAAAAAGATTTAAAAGATAGAGATGTTAATACTGAATCTAACCAGTCTGAAATTGTATCTAAAAATTTAGAGTTATATCAACGAATGCTCGATGATATAGAAAAGAGATATGAAGAAAGGTTGTTTAAGTCAGACAGAGAAAGAGAAGAATTAGAAAATATTATAAAAGAATTAAAACAGATAATAAAGGAATTAGAACAAGCATTAGCAGAATCAACTGAATTAAACCATCAGTTAGAAATTAAAACCAAAAGATTTGTTAATGAAATAATTAATCTAAAAGCTAGATTAAAAGAACAAGATGAAAAATAATAATATGAAAGATCAATTACTTAAAAATCCAAATGCAGATAAACTTACTGTAGAAAGGATAGGTAAGGTACATCCATTTCTTAGAGAGGCTGTATATTGTATATATGAAGAAATTTGTAACAAAGTAAATTCACAATATACCAGAGTTAGATTTAGTGATACTTTAAGAACGTTTAAAGAACAAGATGAGCTATATAAACAAGGTCGTACTAAACCTGGCTCTAAAGTTACATGGGTACGTGGTGGAGGTTCTTATCATAATTATGGTCTTGCTGTGGATATAGTTCTTATTAGAGATAAGGATAAAAACGGATCTTTTGAAGCAGCTAGTTGGGATACTATATTTGATGGTGATGGTGATGGTATTGCTGATTGGGCTGAATGTGTAAAGATATTCAACAAGTATGATTGGCAATGGGGTCTTAAGCGTAGTAATGGTACTCGTTATGATTTACCTCATTTTCAAAGAACACTGGGTTATACAACAAAACAACTTAATGCATTACCTAAAGATGGTGATGGTTATCCAATAATAAAATAATGAAAATAACAGATAAAGTTAAAGACATAAGTCTTTTGGTATTAAGTATTCTAGTAATACTGTTTGGATTTTTATACTTCAATAGAGTTGATGACGAAATGGTGGTAGAAGTTCCTGTAAAAATAGAAGTTCCAGTTCCTATAGTAGAAAAACAATTTGATACTATATATGAACCATATCCTGTATACGTTAAACCTGATACAGTTAAGGTAGTAGAATACAGAAATAGTGATATTCAAACCAAGGATAGTTTGTACGTAGTAGCTACAGCTAAACGTAAGTATACCAATGTGTATGAAGATGAATATCTTGTTGCAACAGTAAATAGTGAAACAAGTGGTTTTTTAAATAAAGAAACTTTTGGTTATAAAACTAAACCTAGATCTATTGCAGTAGATACTGTTGTGCCAGTTACAATAGATGTTCCTTATAGATCAAGAATATTTATAGGTGGTGAAGTTTCAGCTCCCGTATTAACAGGTGTTTTAACTCAAGATCTAATAAGACAAAGTGCCAGAGCTGAGATAGGAGCTGGTATAGATACCAAGAATTATATATTCAAGGGATCATTAGCAACAGATGGTTTTGTAGGACTAGGTGTATATTATAAGTTCTAATATTATAAAATAATATAAAATAAACCTTTATTTATTAGGTTATTAAAAATATTGTTCGTAACTTTGTAATGAACTTAAATTATAAATATGAAATCTTATATTAATTACTATGTTTATTCACATATAAATAAAGAAAATAATGAAATATTTTATATAGGAATTGGATCTACTGTAAATGAAAACGAATATAAAAGATCTAATACTAAATTTCATAGAAATAATTTTTGGAAAAATTATACTAATAAGTACAGTTATAAAGTGGAAATCTTATATGAAAATATAAATAAAAAATCAGCTATAGATTTTGAAATATTTTTAATAAAATTATATGGTCGCAGAGATCTTAATGAGGGTACTTTAGTTAATTTAACCGATGGAGGAGAAGGAATAAAAAGATATAAACATACTAAGGAAACTAAAAACAAAATGTCCAAATCTCATTTAGGAAAAGTAATGAGTAAAAAAACAAAACAAAAACTTAGTAATTTCAGAAAAGATATACCTTCTAATAGATGTAAACCTGTAATAGATAATAAAACTGGAGTAATTTATAATTCATTAAAAGAAGCTTGTAAACATTACGATTTTAAATATAGAACATTACATGCTATGCTTATTGGTCAAAATCCAAATAAAAGCAACTTAACTTATATTAAAAAAAATGGAAATTAAAAAAATTAAACAATTTTTACGAGATAAGCCTGGATATCTTAAAAAGTCAGGAGTAGTATTAGCTGAAAGGTTATTTGATAACCCTACTGACGAAGAAGTAGTAAATTGTTACAATGCATTAGCTGAAGTTAAACTACAGCTTAAAGAGGCTGAAATGAAGCCACAAGAACAAGGAGGTAAAGTATTAATTTACGATATAGAAACCAGTCCTAACATTGGATGGTTTTGGAGAGCTGGTTATAAGCTTAATATCTCACCAGAAAATATAACTAAAGAAAGAGCAATTATATGTGTGTCTTATAAATGGTTAGGTGAAGATGAAGTATATAGTCTTAGATGGGATAATGATCAATGTGATAAATTTCTTATTGAACAGTTTGTAGAGGTAATGAATGAAGCTGATCTTATGGTAGCTCACAACGGTGATAGATTTGATCTTAAATGGATTAAGACTAGAGCATTATTTCATAGTATTACCAGTATGTTAATTGATTATAAATCACTTGATACACTTAAACTAGCTAAAAAGAAATTTAACTTCAACAGTAATAGACTTGATTATATAGCTAAATACCTTGGATTTGAAGGTAAGATTAAAACTACAATAGGTCTTTGGACTGATATAGTCTTTAAAAAAGATGAACAGGCTCTTAAGGAAATGATTGAATACTGTGAAGAAGATGTTAGACAACTTGAAAAAGTATATTGTAAGCTTGTTGGATGGGAGAAACCTAAGTTCCATGCAGGTGTATTGGAAGGAAAGGAGAGATTTAGTTCACCAATTAGCGGAGGCTATAACCTAAAGAAAATTAAAGAAACTGTAACTACAGCAGGAACAGTTAAACATATAATGAAAGATCTAGATACAGATAGAATGTTTGAAATGAATGATTCAAACTATCGTAAATATTTAGACAGATAAACAAATAATTTAAGTTGAGTGTAAATCTCTCTCTAATACAGGGAGAGATTTTTTATTTAAAAACTATGGCAAAACTAGAAGAAATATATTACGACATAATAGAAGGTATTAAAGAATATTCAGATGATTCTGAATTTAGCTATGAATACATAATCTATTTATACAATATCAAAAGGGCTAAGTACCTTAAACAAAAACTTGATCAATTAGGTCGTAAGTTTGATAATAGAACCTTACAATCACTTTGTTTGACTTTAGAAGAGGTAGATTCAAATATGTGTGGAATAGAAGGTTGTGAAAAGATAATGCGTACTAAACAAGTATTACCTAAACTATTACAACTTAGTGATAAGGATGCAGTTGAAAGAATATCACCATCAGATCAGTTAAGTAAAAAATACAATACCATTCCTAGAGAAAAGGCTGTTTACTACTTGAATAGTAATTTTGCAAGTAAGATAAAAGCATATATTCATAATGATGGTCATATATATTTAATATCATCACAGCCAGTATTTACTGATTGTATAACCATAAGTGGTGTATTTGAAGATCCTCTTAGTTTAAAAGAATATAAAAACTGTTGTGATTGTGATGATTTAAGTTCTGTATGTTTTGATGAAGCTACTACTGATTATCCAATTACACCTGATTTACTTGATTTAATAAGAACAGAAATCATTAATGAACTATTAGGAAGAAAAGATCCTAGACTACAAGACAAAGATAACGACTCAGATGATCAATAAAATAAAATCACATTACGGAATAAATGATTATTATAAATATTATAAATCAAAGTATCCCAACGATAATATATCTAAAAAGGATTTTAAAAATATATTTACTATTTTTAATAAAGAACTTACCAAAGAAATTATAGAAAAAGGTAAAGTTAAGCTACCAAAGAGATTTGGTGAAATAGAAATTATAAAAAAGAAAAGAGAAGTTTATATAAATAAAGAAGGTGTTGTAATAAACAATAAACCTATTGATTGGAAAGCTACAAAAGATCTTTGGGCTATTAATGATGAGGCTAAAGAAAATAAAGTTCTTATAAGACATAATAACAAACATACTGGAGGCTATGTCTTTAGAATTGCATACAATAAAAAAGTGGCTAAATATAAAAACAAGTCTGTTTATTTTTTCAAACCAGTAAGAGATTTTTCAAGAAGTATTAATAAAAGGATAAAAGATTACTCAAAAAGTAAGTTTGATGCCTATGTAAAAAAAGATTATCATGTATAATGATTTACCATATCATAAACGACCTGATTATATATTAAAAAAGAAAGAATACGATAAAAAATATAGATCTCAAGAACATGTTAAAGCTAAGGCTAGATTATTTATGACATCAGAAGATCAAAAAAAGAAAAGAAGAATTAGAGATAAAAAAAGATACCATAATGATAAATTATATAAATTAAGATCTTGTATAAAAGCTAATATGTTAACTCAACTTAAAAACGGAGGTTATACAAAAAAATCTAGAATGAATAAAATATTAGGTTATAGTTATGAGGAATTAATTATACATTTAGAGAGTCAATTTAAAGAAGGTATGACATGGGATAATCATGGTGAATGGCATATAGATCATATAATACCTTTAATGGCAGCAAATAATAATGATCAGTTTATGAAATTATGGAATTATGAAAATCTTCAACCTCTTTGGGCAAGTGAAAATTTAGCTAAAAGAAATGAAGATAGTTTATTAACATTTAAAATATAAATATTTTGTACAACGGAAAAAATGTATCTTTTCAAAAGGTACTATGGAGAGTAATGAATAAATCATTTATGTCTGACATAAGTGAAGAACAAGCTGCTGATTATGCTTATGAGCTAATTAGAAGATTACAAATGGGTTTTTTACTAAATGCTAAACCTGAAACTTTAAAAATAGTAAACCACAAGGCTAAGTTACCCAACGATCTTGTTACACTTAGAGGTGTGAGATATAAGGTAGATAAACAATCATCATCTTATCTCTCAATGAGATATAATGGTGATATTTTTGCTAGTGGTTATCACTGTGAAGAATATGAACAAGACAAAGCTTGTGATATAACATATACACTCAATGACAACTACATAGATGTATCAGAAAAAGATGGGTTTGTAGAATTATCTTATTATGCAATTATACTTGATGAAGATGGGTATCCCAAGATTCCAGATAATCAATCATTTCAAGATGCATTGTACTATTATATAATTAAAGAACATCTATTTGGTCTTACTGCAATAGGAAAGGTTTCAGAACGTTTTTATAATAGAGTGGAGCAAGAATATGCATGGGCAGTTGGACAAGCTACAAATAGTCTTAAATTAGCTGGTATGGATCATTGGGATACCACCATGAAAGGTATAAATAGACTTATACATGATTCTTCAATGTCAACAGGAGGATTCAAGGGATTACATCAACAGGAGCAGATTAGACATAGACATGGTAACAGTAATAATTTAAAAGGATAAAGATATGCCTATTAAAAGTGCAAAATATACGTATGGTGGAATGAATCAGGATCAAAGTAGATCCAAGCACAATCCGTCATTATACTTTGAAGGTAAGCACATTAGAATTACAAGTGAGGATTCTCAAACTACAGGTAGTGTGGTCAATGAAAAAGGTACTAAAAAAGTGTTTAGTATACCTAATGATTTGTCTATTAATACCATTGGTAAAGTAATTACCTATAATGATAAATCCATATCTTATAAAAATTCTAAAATTGATAATCTTATAGTAAGTAATAACCACCTTATAATAGGTAGTGTAGTTACTAAGAATTCTATAATACTTATAACCAATTCTGGATCTATTGATTGTATATGGGAAGTTAAGAATATATATGATAATACATATAATATTGAACTACTCTATATTGGTAATCTTGAAATGTCAATTGATAATCCAGTACAGATTATATATAACTACGAGAATGAAATTAATGAAAAAATATATTGGGTTGATGGAAAAAATCAATTAAGGTTTTTAAATTTAAGACATTCAATAGAAAATGGAGATAAGGAAAACCTTATAGATCTAGATGATGATTTAATTAATACAGTGGGTAATATATCAATGTCACAACCTGTTGTTACTGGATTATCACAAGGTGGTATTCATACATCAGGTATGGTACAATATGCTTACAATCTTTATAAAACAAACCTTAGTCAAAGTACACTTAGTCCATTTACTCCATTAATACCTTTATCAAAGGGACTTTATACAAAAGGAGGAAATGTAAATGAAATTGTTGGAACCATTCCAATATTACAAATACCAAATATAGATTCTTCATATACTAATATAAAAGTATATGCAATTAAATATACCTCATTAAATGAAGATCCATCTGTATCACTTATAGCAGATAGAGCAATACCTGATAATAACTTTGTAACAATATATGATGATGGTAATGTTATATCCAATTTATCAATAGAAGAATTTGCTTTCCTTGGATCAGATCCAATAGTACCCAAACATATAGAAAGTAAGGACAATCAATTGTTTTTATTTAATACAAAAGAGCAATCTTATAGTATTAAAGGATTGGATACAAGAGCCTACTCATTTAATTCTTCAGGGTCTTCATCACTTGCTACTTCACAAAATCCAATTGTTAACGGTAAACCAAGTGGAGCATTTACACAAGTACCTACTACATATACAATTAATCCAACTCATGATTCCATTAATCCAGATTATAGTGTATTTAAATATCAAAAAAATGGAACAGTACTAGGAGGAGAAGGTAAGTATCTAAAATATGAACTTAGTACCACCAATTTAAATAATGGACTGAACCAGTATCTTAAATCAAATGAAATATATAGAATATCAATAGAGTTCTATAATAAGAAAGGTCAGCGTAGTCTACCTGAGTGGATTGCTGACTTTATTGCACCTGATAACAATCTAAACAATAAGTTTAATACACTAACATTAACTCTTAAACCAGAATTCTATACATTTATAAATTCATTAAATGAGGATGAAAGACCTGTAGGTTATAAAGTACTTAGAGCAGATAGAACAATATCAGATAGAACTATACTTTGTCAAGGTCCTATTAATGGAATGATCGCAAATAAGATAGATAGTTCTCAAAAATGGTACCCTGGCAAATCAGGATTTCCTGAAATATTGTTTGATCAACAAGTAGTTAAATATCCAAGTTTAATTAGAACTTTTGATGATGTAAAACCAATACTTAGAAATACTGATTATTTACCATTGGCTTATGCAAACCATACTGACACTGGATTTGATAGATTAGGTGGAGCTGCTGATAGTGAAGGATTCAAAAATCAAGATCCAAATGGGCGGAGAGGGCAATTGTTTCAATTCAATAAATTGATGCAAATGTATTCACCTGATATATTATTTAACAATGTGGTACCTGATAGATCATATGATTTAAATATTAAGGGTATAAAAGAATCAAGTAGTAATCAAGCATGGAATGCTGAAATAAATACAATAAGTAAAGAAGTAGTCAATTCAAGTAAAATAGATAACGGAGTTACTCACTTTACACCTGGGGCAACACTAACACCAATAGTAGGTAGTCCAGCAGGACCATCTGATAGAGGTATATTTTCTCCAGCAGGAAGAGATAATGTAAATAATTATTTCCAGTTTTATAGGGAATTCAATGGTTCTTTTGAATCATCAAATCGTTCTTATAATATATATGGTAGTCCTGAAGTACAGGTATTGGGTCAGGGAATAGAATCTTATAATTCTGATTCTGAATTTAGATATAGTAATAATTATCAAACCATACTTCAAGATAGGAATGTACAGGGAGCTAATTCCAATTCAATTAATTCAATTACTTTTGCTGAAGGTCCAGATGAAGTTTCCTTTCCAAACAATCAAAGAAAATCATTGGATCAGATATATAATGAATGTAATTTCAATATAACAAATGGTATAATTATAGCAGAACTTAAAAAACCAGAATCTTATATATATGAGGGTAATGTATATGGAGGTAATAATTATGAGGCAAAACGTCGTACTGACTATATTGAAATAGGTAATTATAAGAATATAGCTGATTCTACAAACGTTATAAATTCACCTGGAGATACATATGTATCTAATTTTACATTTACAAAGATATCTAAGGATGATGTTGATTTGGTAGATAATACAAAATATCAAATAACTGAAATAGTTTCTTTACCTTTAGAAACAACTGTTGATTTAAAAAATAGAAATGATAATTCAAGAGATCAATGGGATGCTACATTTCAACCTGAATATGATGACTTTCAAAAATACAATAGAGTATATAGTCAGAAAAACAATATATTTAAAAGACGTAATGTAGATGCCAATTTTAAAGAGGTAAAAGAATTTGGAACAACCATATTAGCTAGTAAAAAGAAAATAGCAGGAGAAATCATTGATAGCTGGACAGATCTTCTTATCAATGAAACAATGGATCTTGATGGTAAATATGGTTCCATTAATGGTACAATTAATTTTAAGGACCAAATATTTACATTTCAAGATAAAGCAGTAGCTGCATTGTCTATCAATCCACGTGTACAAACTCAAGCTTCCGATGGACTTTCACTGGAACTTGGTACAGGTAGGGTATTACAAGACTATCAATATATAACTACTAACTCAGGTTCAATCAATAAGTGGGGAATAATAGCTGGAAACAAAGGATTTTATTATTATGATGCATTGAATAAAGCATTATATAGATCACCTGATTCAACACAAGTTAGCCTTTCTGATATGAAGGGAATGAGGAGTTATTTTGATAAATATCATCAACATGATATTATGATAGTAGATAATCCATTAAAACAAAAAGGTGTATTATTGGGATACGATAACTATAACAAAGATGTATACATTACAATACATGGTCCAGGATTACAGAAAACACTTACCTTTAGTGAAAAGAGTGATCAATTTATAGATGAAAAATTATATTATCCTAAATTATATATAGATTCTTCTCATAAGTTTATGGGATCTGAAGATATAAGTAATGTACATAAACACTATGAGGGAAGGTATAATGAATACTATGAAAGAAATATAGATTCATCAATAACTCTTATGATCAATCCTGAAGCTGATCTAGATTGTATATTCAATAATATAATATTTAAATCACAGGTAAGTGAAGGTCCAAGAGATCAACCTGATAAAACTATAACCTATATAAGAGCCTACAACGAATATCAAGATAGTGGTGTTGTTCCATTAACCAACAGAGTTAATATAGCACGTAAGTTTAGAGATTGGAAAGCTTTGATACCAAGGGATGGAAGAGATAGAATGAGAAATCCATGGTTGTTTTTAGAACTTGGATTTGAAAATGAAGAGAATTTAAAACTAGTATTGCACGATTTGAACGTGCTCTATACTATTTAATCATATAAAATAACCTATATAAAATTAGGTTAATATAAATTAAAACAATATATTTGTAGTTATGCCAGATACAGTAAATAAATATGATAGCCTTTATCAAGAAATGTTATCAAACATAGTAAAAGAAAAAGGTGGTTCACCTGAGATTTATAACAATCTACTCAATAAGATTGGATTTATGGAATCAGGTCTTGATCCTACTATAAAGCAACGTAGTGGAGGTCCAGGAAGAGGTAAATACCAATTTGAGACAGGTATGGGTTATGAAAAAGCTTATGACAGTGATGGTAATCACAAACCTGGTCATTTTAAAGGTACAAGTAATAGAATATTTTATTCTGCTGTTCGTACCAAAAACTATCTTAAAACACTAGGTAAGAAAATTCCAGACTATATAAACAATATAATAGACAATGAAACTGGTGATGCAAGTACCTTATCAGAATCTCAACAAGATATACTAGCTTTGGGAGACTTGAGAATGGGTAAGGTTGATTTATCAGATTATGCAAGTGGTAATTTATCTGGTAAAGACATATATATAAATAACTGGTGGGCTGGTAATGATTCTGAGCATAGAGAAAAACTAAATAAAAGATGGGATAGTAGAGATGCTGATTTTAAAAATACCTCTCATTATCAACCAACAGAAAAAGATTATCAACCCAAAATGAGTCAGAATGATAAATCATCAATGGCTATACAACAACCTTTTACACAACAATCCAGTAATCAACAGTCTCAAAGACCAATGATTGATGATAGGGTATCATCTCCTGAATTTACAAAAGGTAAATTTGATGAGTTTTTAAATGAAAGATTTAATAAAATAAATCAAAAACCAGCTATCTCAAGTCAAGCAAAGGGTACAGAAATGGCACAAGGTGGAATGCTTAATCATTTTAAAGGTGGTGGTACACATGAACAAAATCCTCTTGGAGGAATACCTCAAGGTATGGGAGCCAATGGTGCGCCCAATACTGTTGAAGAAGATGAGACAAGTTATGATTTTCCAGAAGGTAAGTTCATATTTAGTAATAGAATATTTACAGATGGTAAAGGGTCTTTTAGTAACACCACCTCTAACAAAATGGCTGATGGTGGTAAGCTTAATAGCAACTGTGGAGGTAAAGGGCAACCTCCTTGTAAAGATCCAAAACAATGGACTTTAGACTACATAAGCTCTGACAAATATAAAAATAGACTTGTTAATTCAGGCTATGATAATGTTGATAATCTGATTAAAAAAAGAAAAAACAAAGTACAAAATGTAAAAATAAAAAATCAAGAAAGAGAACCTGATTTTTTAGATAAGGTTTTAAATACATTAAAAGGGGAAGACTACACTGATGGTACAAGTAGGTATAATTATGATAAGAATAGTATAATTCTTGATAAAAAACAAATTAAAAAATTAAATGCTAAATCAGAAAACGTGGAGGCTCATGAAATAGCCCATGCAGAAAGCAGTTTATTTGATAAAAATATATCTTTGAATAAATACGATAAAGATCAAATAAAAAAAAGATATAGCAAAAGATATTTTGAATTTTATAAAAAAAATAAGCATAATTCAAGTCCACACGAAGTAAAAGCAGACCTTAATGCACTTAAATACCAATTATATAAAGAGGGAATAGACTTGGATAAAAATGATTTTACTAAAGAAATGCTTTATCAAACCGATAATAAGTTTATAATGAAAAGACTTTGGGACAAGTTTGAAGAGGAAGATCTAGTTTGGTTAATGAACAATATAGCTAGCAATGAAAAACCTAAAAAAAATAATATAGCATAATGAAAAATAAAAAACAAAATTTAATAAAACAATTCAATTTACCTAAATATATTAAAGGTAAATCATTTGCTGATGCATCTAAAGCTATTGAAAGTAAGTTTGAAGGACTTAATGATAAAGCAGCTAAAGATACCAAGCAAGCTCTTATGCAACGTCTTGCTGATATGCAAGAATATGTTAAAGAACAACAAGCACCAAGTCAAGAACAATATGTAAACCCAATGCAAACACAAATGGCAATGGGTGGTTTTGATCCTACATCAATGCTTATTGAAAAAGGTATTCAAACAGCTCAAGGTCTTACCACTGGAGCTATTGATGCTTTTGGTAAAACAAACATAGATACTTCAGGTAATCAACAATATCAAAAAGAAAAAGTTGACTTTGCTGGTGCTGGTATGAATATGCTTTCAGGAGATCCTTCTGCTGGAATGCAGTTGTTGGGTAATATAGTAGGTGTAGGTAAAGCAAATAAAGATATTATACAAGCCAATAAAAATTTTGAAGTTGGTTCAGCAATGAAAAACATAAATTCATTTGGAATGGGTGGATCTACTGAATGTGGTGGTCCAGGACAACCTCCTTGTAAACAAAGACTTACTTCAGCACCAAAAGAAATTCAAGGTCAAGTAGATCAAAAAGCATTAGATCATCTAAATAAAGAATCAGGTGTAGGTTTTGATATGGAAACTGCACGTAGATTGTTTTATACACCAGAGTATGATGATCCTAAAGTACCTGAAATTAACTATGGTAAATATAAAGACGTAGGATATTTTGATGCATCTCTTACAGGTAATGGATTACAGGTAAGTCCTACCAGTAAGAATCCACAAAATGCTAGAGGTTTTAGACAACAAATGGATTATATAAAAGGTTTGAATAAAGATATAGATTTTAATGATACTCAATATACTGATTTTCAAAATAGAAAAGCAATGGGTGGATTTCAAAATGATAAAGATCCTAGATTTTTAGATTTAAATGTTAATCAAACAAATCCAGAAGGTATAATAAGAATAGAACCTACTGAATCAATAGGTAATTCTTTTGAACTAAGAAATGGTAATATGAATATAGATAATACTAAATCTTCTGATAGTAAATTGAATAAAGCTGATCTAAGTGGAATTGCAGATTTTGGTAAAAGTGCTTTAAGATATGCACCAGCACTCATGAATGCATTTCAATTAGCCAATATGGAAAAACCAGAGGTAGAAACCAGACAAAAAATGAACAGTAAATATAATCCTCAGTTAGTAGATGAAGAAAGAATTCAAAGATCTATAGCAGCTAACCAAGGTAATACCAGTAGAAGTTTACAGAACGTTGCTAATGGATCTAAAGGATTTGTAGCAGCTAACATGCTTGGATCAGATATTAATACATCTAAAGCAATTGGTCAATCTGCTGTAGCTGCTCAAGCACAGAATAATGCACAACTTCAATATGGTCAACAGTTTGATAGACAAGCTGATCAATTTAATATTAGTCAAAATAATCTCGAACAAGATCTTACTGATAGAAACAAAGGTGTATATGATACTAATAAATCAACACTACTTAGTCAAATTGGTAATGATTTAGGTGCTATAGGTAAAGAAGAATTATTTAAGCAATATCCTGTAATGATGGGTAAGAACTATAAATGGAATGGAGAGTATTTTGTAAATGATAAAGGTGATAAAAAAACAAAAGAAGAAGCTGCTGCAATAGAGGCTAAAGGTAATCAATCATCTATGGGTGGTTATCAATCTACTTTTAATGATCACATGAACATGTTAATGAATCCAAAAAAGAAGTAAAATGAACAACAGATATAGTAGAGTACAACCAAGTCAATTTGATCCATTATCTTTACAAGAGATTATGGCAGTGCCACTTGCTAGACAAAAAACTCATGATAATAGTTTAAAAGCTATAGATGAATTAGGTTTGTTTGAACTTAATAGACTTCAAAAAGATGATCCTGCAGCTAGTGATTTTATAAATAATTATACGGGCGAACTTCAGTCACAAGCAGATCAAATACTTGAAAAAGGTGTTAATCAATCCACAATGCGTGAAATGATGAAACTTAAGAATAAGAGGGATAACTTTTTACAGAATGATGGTAAAAAGATGGAAACTGCCTATAATAAAAGAATGGAAGATGAAAAAATTCTTAAATCTCAAATAGGTAAAAATGGAATGACTGCTGAAAGAGTGCAAGAAATTCTTAAGTATGGAATGGATCAATATCAAGGTATAGGAAAAGGACAATATGAATCCTATTATGGAGCTGGTCAAGTTGATGCGGGAGCATTAGCAGATGAAGTTGGTAAGTCTATGCCTGAAAACTCAAGTACTTCTCATCAAGGATTAACTCCTTATCAAACACCAGATGGTCAAATGTTTTATAAATATGCAAATACAGAAATTGCATCTAGAGACCCTTTTAGAATAGGAGCTGATGGTTCAATAAGTCAGGCGGGTCTTGTTAGACAGAATATTACACAGAGATTAATGTCAAATCCTGAATTACAGGCTGATATAAATCACATGAAAAAGATTAACCCTAATTTTAATGAAGCTGAATATTTAAAACCTATAATTGACAATGCTGAAAATGTATGGCAGGCTGTGCAAGAAAAAACTTCTAATAATTATATGAATGCTCCTAGAGAAGCTGCTGGATCAAGACCTTCTAGTAAAAATGATGAAAATAGTGGTTCAGGTATTGCAGAACAAGTAAGTAAAACACAATTTTATAGTCAATATAATGATTATTCAGATTTAGCAAAAAAAGCTAAACAAGATGAAAAAAATGGTGTTACTTCAAACGAAACTAGAGCTTATAAACAATTCGAACAAACATTCAAAAATACAGACTTTTATAAAAGAAAACAAGAACGAATGGTTTCTGATATAATGAAAAATACAAATAATAATCTTTCATTAAATGATGTTACATCATTAATAGATGCACCTACTGCTAAAATACAAAAACTTAGTGATGGTAATTATTATATGAAAAGTCCTGTTGATAATAAGGTAGCTAGAATAAGTCAAGAATTTATAGATGAGCAAATAAATAAAACAGATGCTAAATCTTTTGAAGAAATAGATTATAGAAATGTATTTACGGATAAAGGTGTTGTTAAAATGAGAGGTATAGATAATCAGAATGAATTTATTGCTAATCTTAATAATAATGATCTTAAAGATATAGAAAATTATAAAATGGCTGAATATGAAAAATTTGCAAGCCCAGAAACAGCATTTATATTTACAGATATGAAACCGTCTGAAAGAACTGCTATGAATGATAATCTTAAAAATACACTTTGGAATTCAGTAAATAATTTTGAATTACTAGAAATAGAAACAAGTGACGTAGAAGGAGAGGCTTTAGATATAGAATCTGAATTTTATGACCAGGATTCAAGTGAAAAAAGTAAGATGAAAATATCTAGATTAATGGATCAATCGGATAAACTCGAATTTGTAAATACAGGAGTTGATAATAGAACAAATAAACCTTATGTAAGGGTTAAATTTAATAGAAAAAATGATGATGGTGAGGATAATGGTTATGTCGTAAAAGTTGGTATAGATAGTCTTACAGGTAAGTCAGGAATACAAAGTGGAGAATCTGAGATACTTAGATTACTTAAAAAACACGGTGGAGCAGCAGGAGAAAAAGTAGCTGAAAGACTTCAACAAAAAATTATATATCAAAATGAAAATATAAATTATAGACAAGACGAATTTAATTCTACATCATCATATGTAAAAGATAGTTTAATGTCTTATAATATGAATACTAAATTTAAATCAATATTTGGAGATGAATTTGATGTAAATTTATATGAAAATGAAGATGGTAAATATGTAATGCAAGGTAAAGGAAGAGGTCAGAAAGAAGGTAATTTCGTATCATGGAATGATGTAGTATCTCCCAAAAATATAAAGTTAAATCAAGAAAATCTTTCTAGTAGAGATGCTTCTATTCAAACAGCTATGATGCAATATGCTATTGAAAATGAAGTTTTACAAACTTCTGATATCATGTTACCAAATGGTCAATATAATACTAGAGCAATTGAACAAGCATTTAATGATATAATAGAAAATCCAGATCTTCATAAATTAGTATTAGGAGATAAATATTTACTTTATGATATGTTAAAAGATTACTAATGAATAAAAATTTAAAACATTTAAACGCAGTTGTAACAAAAGCAACTACATCACCAAATAATAACTTACCTGACCCTATAAAACAAAAAAATATAGGTTCAATGTTATCTAAACTTAATGGTGTTGATATTGATAGTGCTCAGAAGTCTAAAAATATAGGAACAGAATATAATGAAGATTTTATAGATGAAGATTGGTTATCTTATACCGATTCATCTATAAATTTAGATGAATTGAGAGCACAAAGACAGTCTAACTTTTCTAAAACAATGTCAGGTCTTGGTAGAGTAGGTGCTAAAGTAGCAGCTGAAGTAGCTAAAATGCCAGGTATGGTAGGTGGTTTAATTGCTTCACCTTTCTCTAAAGCACCTGCCGTTGAAACTATATTTAATAATGCTTGGATTAATTCAATAGAAGATGCTAATGAATATGTTAATAATGAATATTTACCTGTTTATATTAAAGATTCCGTAAAAAATGGTAATATTATAGATAATCTTACATCAATAGACTTTTGGGCAACAGAAGGAGCTGATGGTGTAGGATATATAGCATCTATGTTTGTTCCAGGTGCAGTTCTTAAAGGATTAGGTGCTGGTAAAGTAGCAATGAAAGGATTGTCAAAAGCATCTAAAGGAATGTTTAAAACAGCTGATTCTGCACAAGATGCACTTAAAGCAATAGGAGCTACTGAAAACAATTTAAATGCATTTAATGCTACTATAGCAAATACATTCTTTGAAGCAGGAGCTGAAGCTGGTGGAGCAATGGATGCATATGAACAAGGTCAGTTACAAAAGTTACAATCTGGAGAAATAACCCAAGAACAATTTGATAAAAACCTGGAAACTAAAGCTGATATAGGTAGAAATATATTCTGGTCTAACGTAGGTATTCTTGTTGGTCCAAATATGATTACTAATAAAATACTATATGGTGCTAAAAAAGGTAAATTAGGAATAGATGCATTTAAAGATGAGGCTGGTAAATTTTCAATAAATTCAGTTAAAAAAGGAGTAAAAAAGAAAACTTTAGATTACACAGGAGAGTTTGCTAAAGGATTTGTACGTGAAGGTTTCTGGGAAGAAGCAATGCAAAGTTCTGTCGAGCATATGTTTTTAGAGAATGCAAATGGTAATGATATAGGTTTATTTGATTCATATATACATACACTTACTTCCGTAGAGGGACAGAAAGCAATTGCATTAGGAGGACTTTTAGGAGGTCCAATGAATGTATATGGTAAATATTCCCAGGATAAAGCTACAGACGCTAAAAGAAAGGCTATAGCTCCTCATATGGAAAATATGATAGAGTTGTTTACAATGAGTCCATCACAAATATTTGACGTAGATCAAGAAACTGGTAAACGTACTATAAAACCTAAATACGCAATTAAGTATGGAGAGGAAATAAAGAAGGTAGAAGAAATAGAAAGTTTTTATGATAAAATCCAAGCTTATAAAGAAAAAAATGGAGGTAAGCTTCCAGCTAATATAAAAGCAGTTGCTGATGCAAGGGAAAATAAATTTATATCAGCTATGATTCTTCCTTTTATAACAGAAGGAGAACAAGGTATTCAAATACTTAAAAAAGCACTTGAAGCTAATGAAGATATTCAAAAGAAAGTAGATGAAACTAATGAAATATTAGATATAAAAGAAACTAAAGGTGAAAGGGTAGCTAAGATTGTAAAACAAGCTGAACAAATGCAAGATGATTATTCTAAATCATCTGAATACTTGAAGTTTTTTACACCTGTAAATAGAAAAGGAGCTAATCAACAAGATCTTGACAGTTTTTACAATCAAATGAATATGTTGGAAACTGTTACAAAACAAAATAAAAGGTTTCTTGAGGAAAATAAAATAAAAATTGAACAAGAAGTATCTAATATAGAATTTGAATCTTTAAAAAAGTTTCAAAATAAAACTACTATATCTAAAAATAAGTATAATAAAATATTTAAGGGATTAAGAGGTACTAATAAAAAACAATTTACTGATTATCAACAAGAGAATGACGGATTTAATAGTCAAGAATCTTTTCTTGAATGGTATAAAAATCAAAATGATGGTGTAATATATAAAAATAAAATAGAAGAAATAGAATCTATTTCTAATGCATTATCACAACAATATGATATACTTGAAACTCTTTATGATAAAAAAGAACTTCAAAAAGCTTTTGATTATAAAGTAAGTAAAGAAAATCAACAACAAGAAGAACTTAAAGAAAAAGAAGCTGAAGCTGCTAAACAAGAAGCTGAAGCTAAAGAAAATATAGAAGAAGAAATAATAACTGAAGACAATAAAGCTAAAAAAGTAGAAGAAAATAAACAAACTGCTGCTAAAAAGAAAAAAGTATTTAAAGAGATTAATGATAATAATAAAGCATATGATTACTTTATGAGTATCTTTAAATCTTCAAGTATTAATACTCAAACTGAACCTATAGATTCGGTAATGGTAAGTATTCTTAATAATTTAAATCTTGATCTTAATGGTATTGAAAATGATAATATTATTACTTATCGAAAAAACGATGACAATTCAATTGAAGTTGAAATAATGAACAGTGGATATAAGTCCATTGATAAAGCTGTAATTGAGAAGAGAGAAATTAAAGAAGAAACTCCTACTGTTAACAAAGAAGAAGATACTGTTGACAATACCACTAATGATAATTTAGATGAAGGTAGTTCTGAAACTAATAAGGATATATCAAATAGTATAAATAATGAACCTCAAGTTAAAAATCTTGATGGAAGTATATTACATTCTAAGTTAGTAGATTCAAAAGATAATGAATTTGCTGATGAAGCTTTTTTTGCTTATTCTGAAACACCCAGAGATAAAAAAGGTGAAGAGGTAACATTTAAGCTAGGTGTACCTGGTAATAATACTAAAGCACAAGAAGCTTTAGATATGATGAATAATCAATCTAACGATGCAGTAGCTGATATAGAAAAAAGAAGACAAGAAGAGTTAAAAAATTCTAAAAAGAGAATCATATCCAACACACCTATAAACGAGTATGATAATATAGATTTATCTGGTTATGTTCAAATAGGAATGACTTTGACAGAAGAACAAAAAAATCAAGGTTTAGCGGATGATATAGAACTATTTGTAGAAAATAACAACCATCAAACTGTTGAAGACTATGAAGAGTATAAAAAAACTCAAGGGCATACTTATTGGAATTATTCTTATATAAATAATAGAAAAGCTTTAAAACAAGGTGTAAATCTTTATAGTAAATTAAAGAAAAATAAAGATAAAATTAACGCTAAATATGATTCCGAATTAGAAGAAGCTAAATTTTTAAATAGATCTGATACAAAACAAAATCTAACAGATCAACAAAAAGAATTTTTATATGATTATCTACCTATTAAGGTTAATGTAAAGAATGGTGGATTTAGTCATTTATTCTTTAAAGGATATAATGTGGCATTACCTAGTTCTCAAAAAGCAATTAGAAAAAATATTATTGATAAAATGCTTAAAGGTGAAACACCTAAAAGTAAAATAATGTTTCAAAAACCAGGTATGATACAACTGGATAGAACTAGTGATGGGTCTTTTGCTACCAATAAAGTTTTTGATACTGACGGTAACAGTAATTTAGTAGGTGGTAAAAATATAGCAGAAACTACCATTATGTTTTCAAATGCTACAGGTTATCTTGTAGATTATAACAATAAAAACGTTGGTAATTTTGGAACTGTTAAAAATGCAGGTCAGATATTTATAGAAATACCAATGGCTAACGGTACAGTTATACCTCTTAAACTTAACCAAAGACGTATCAATTCAATAGAAGCTGAAATATTGTTTAAAATAGTTAAGTCAATGATAGACCCTTCTATTAAATTATCATATAAAGATAATTTGGAAAAGTTAAAAGAAAGTGTTACCTTTACACAAAATGAACTAGATTATATAGAAACAGAAGTTAAAGCATTGGGTAAAAAAGTTAAAACAATCTCTGTAAGTGGTATAATGAATAATTTTGTATTTAAGGGTAACACTGATGTAAATACTTTTGAAGTTGATGGTTCATACCTTAGAATGGCTGATAAAGCTATTGCTTCAGATAATATGGATGCTTCCAAAGAAGAAATTATAGAATGGCTTACTACAGAAAAGAATAGACAGATAACCAAGAAAGCAGTAGCTTTGAAATCTTATAAAAAGCATTTGTTTAATACTGTTCTTACTACAGATGCTGTATTGGGTAAACCTTTATTTTCAGAAAAAACATCTCTATACATAGATCCTAATTTAGGAGAAGATCCATTATTGGTACAAATAGAACGAGCAGAAAAGAAAATTACTGAAAGAAAAGAAAAGTCACCTAAAAGTACTTTACAAGATATTAAAGACAAGAAAAAATCTGAAGTAATTAAAGATCAAATTAATAATTCAAGTACTAAAGAAGAAGATGTAAATAGTATGACTGATGAAGAAGCTATGTTCTTAGGATTAGTTGAAGAAACAAGAAGTGAAGATAATACGGTTAAAAAGGAATCTGTTAATGACACTAAAGAAACTGAACCTGAAAGCTTGGAAGAAAAAGTAAAACTTAATGTTGATTTAAGTAATACATCTTCAGTAGGTCTTGCAGCAGCTTTACTTGCAAAGTTAAATGAGAATAAACCAAAAGACAATCCTTCTAAGGAAGAATGTTAATAAAAATATAATATGAGTTGTAAAAATACAATAATATACAAACAATTACTTGATGTTTATAAAGAAGAGAAATTAGCCAAAGAAAGATATGATTGGTTGACTTCACCTAAATTCTTGCAGTTATTCGGAGATTGGACAGAAGGAGAAAACAGAGAAATTGATCCTAGTTCAAATAGAACCAATAACGATGAAGATAATACTCCCAGACTCTTTAGTGAATCCAAGATGGGTAAGACCATTAATTATTTTCTTGACCGTTATGAGAATAGAATTGATGTAACACCACGTAATTTTGAATATCTTAATATAGAAAATAGAACTACTAAAATCAATGAAGTAGTTAATAGTATATCCAATATTATATTTCTTGAAAATATTAAAGAAAATTTCAATGATCTCAGTCTTATAGAGAATATAGATATTGATTCTTATATAGATTCATTTTTAAACAATCTTGAGAAAAGGGAATTAGAAGGTGATGCCAATGATATTAAACAGCTAAAAAACCTTAGTGAAGAGGTTCTTCAAACTGTTGGTTATAGTAAAGAAAAAGTTCAAGTACTTGAAATGATGTCTGATGAAAGACTTAGAATCATTAATGGTCTAAGAAAGGGTAAATTAGAACTTAAAGAAGAGATTAAAAACTTTTTCAGAAATAAAGGTCTTGATATAAACGATCAAGTCGATACTTTAGATAGTGAAGATCTAGATGATAATAGTGATAGGGGAGAAAAAGAAAATTCAGTAGAGCAAAATACAAAAGATAAGGCTTCTACCAATGTTAAGCTTATGCTTTCTTTTATACCGAGCTATGAAACAAATCCTTCATTTGGTGCTAATATACAAAGTAATAGGTTTCAAGAGTCCAGTACATCCACATTTAGTTCTCAAAAACTAATGTCAGGAGATATAGTACATGAAAATCTACTTAAGGATCTTGCTGATATAGTAACTTTAAAAGTACCTACCGGCGTCACTGATTTGTTTGAATCAATGAAGGCTATACTTGCTGAAAATCAATATAACAAACCTTATTATAAGGATGTATTACAGATAGTAAATAGTGTAGATCAAAATAAACAAAATGAGTTTGTATCAGCAATGATGCATTCTCGTTATTCTCATTTGGTTTCTGAAAATGATTTAGTTGATAATGTATTTAAAACATTTGACGCAGCTAAACAAACAAGTATAGAATCTAAAATTACTAAAAACTGGCAAGAAAGATTTAATGCCAAATTTTTTAATGATGAAAGTAAGCTTGACACTAGTGAAATAGATTATTTATATACTTATTCAAAAAAGACAAAAAATATTGTTGATACTATATTTTCGACAGGTTCAAAATTAGATGAATTAACAGATGATCAATTTGCAAATAAAATTGTTAGAGCTTTATTTAGAGGTGAACATAATATATTAGGTGTATTTAAACAGATGGGTATTGAAAATATTACATCCAATGTTATATATTCCCAGATATTTAATGTGGAGCCAGATTTGAATACTATTGATTTTAGAAAAGCAGTTAAGACAAATATACAAAACCTTAATGATAGTATAATTAAGAGTGTTAATGATCTTAGATCTAATAAGAACAATGATAACTATAAATTTATTGATAACAATAAATCATGGTTATTCAATGATTTAGCTGTTTATACTGCAATGTCTGAAAATGATATTAAGGATTCTACAGTATATAGTATGAATAAGATGTTTTGGTCGTATGGTAATCCATCATATATATCAAACATGGTATCTATATTTAAACAAGATCCCAATAGTCTTAGAGAACTAAAAAAAGATCCTATCAATAAACATAGTCTTTGGGTTGATTATTTACTTGCTGAAGAAACAGACGATCAAGGTGAGTACTTAATGTATAAAGATGATAGAGAAAAAGAATCAGCTAAGAGGCTAGATGAATTCTTTGTTGGTAGAATGTTACAATATCAAACCAAGCAAAATATATCTGAAGCAACTGACAATAAAAAAATTAGTCCAGTAGATCAAACAATAGATAGGGTAAATAAAGTAATGAAGGGTGGTGTTAAGAACGCAGCTGGAACACTTACTAAGTCTACACCATCTATATATGCTACAATAGTTCCCGCAGATAAATCAACTTCTTTTGAGATTTCAATAAACCATTTCATAGATGAAACAATGGAGTCTATGGAAAATGTTGACAATATTCAGTTTTCAAATAAAGTTAAAAATATATTATTTAATTATTTTACTGATGAATACAGTAGAATGGTTAATGCATATAAAGTTATTCAAGAATTTGAGGCATTACCAGAAGAAGAAAAACCAGAGGCTTTTAAAAACCTGAATGTTCATTATCATGTTAATCCAAAAGGAATTAATATAGATCCCAACAACTATAGAAATAATACTTATGGTATAAGAAAGGATAATAAAAAAGACGGTGAGTTATTAGGTCAAGCTTTTGTATCTCAAATAATGACTGATATTAATTATAATAGTCTTAATAATGCATTGGCTAAAGGTAATATTTTTAGAAATGATAATTCTCCTAAATTTCCGCAAGGTTTAAACAAAGACCAAGAAAAAGTAATTAAAGATAAAATTAATTCAATGTTACAACAAAGAGTTGTTGATAACGTTGGTAAATTAATGGCTCAAGGTATAATCAAAAAAGATAAAAATGGTTATACAATGAATACAATTGATAAAGATGTGAAAAAAACATATAATGCTGAGAATGGTAATTTTACCCAACCTTCATTATATCATTTAGTATCTGATTACACCATAAATACAATCATAGCAAATGTAGAATATACCAAACTGTTTACTGGTGATCCTGCATACTATAAAAATATGGTTGATTTCTTTAAGCGTGTACCTGCTACTTACACAGATGGTACTCAGCTTAGGCTCGGTATTGAGGGAACAAACGATGCTACTTTTAATATGGTTGTAGTTGAAAATCAAATAGTAGGTTCCAATTTTTATAATGAGCTTAAGGATTCATTAAAGTTAACAAATAGTGATATAACAGAAGAAGAAATAAATGACATAATAGGAGCCTATGAAAATGGTATCAACCAAACAGATGCTCAAGCTTGGATAACACCAAATAGATGGAAGTTTATATTGGAAAGAACAGGTAAATGGTCAAAAGCCCATGATGTAGTATATGATAAAATGCTTGAAAAGAATACAGAACCTTTTACTGCAAAGGAACTTAAGCTTTCAGCACAACCTCTTAAGGGTGTTTATTTTGGTGTAGTTCAGGGAGTACCTACTTATATGAAATATTCTCAAGCCGTATTATCACCAATGCTTGTAAAAGGATCCAAACTTCAGACTCTTTATGATGCTATGGAAAAGCAGAATATAGATGAAGCTGTAACATTGGATGGAGTTAAGGTTGGAGCTAAAGTACCTACAAATATATCAAGAGATAATATAGACTTTAATATTCAACGTTTAAATAACTCTGAATGGAAACTTCAACAGGATCTTCCTGTTAAGTTAATGAAGCAAACACTTTTGGGTAGTCAAATACAGAAAAACATATATTCTACCATTCAATTGGATGAACAGTATGATATAGAAGGTACAACCATGACTGGTTCAGAAATGATATTACATATTAACGATATCATTTCTACAATGTCTAATAAAGCTATTGATAACCTTAGTGTAACTCTGGGTATGGATAACAATGGTAAAATAGATAAAGATCAGTTATATAAGATAGCAGAGGATGAAATAAATGATAACCCAGACCAATATACAAATAATGTAAAAGATGCTATTAGAAAGCAGATTCCATTTGAGGCTATACCAGGTCTTAAGGATAAAATCTACTCTATTGTATTTTCAAAAATAAGAAAGTCTGCAAGTAACATAAAAACCAATGGTGGATCATTTATACAAATGTCCAATTATGGTCTTGATCAGGTAACTGCAGATGAAGCTGGTGTTACATGGTTAGTAGAACCTAATGAACTTAGACCACCTACTTTATATCAAGATAAGGATGGTAATATAAAACAACGTCCTGGTCAGATATTTATATCTCACTCTGACATTGCTAAAGCTATTCCTAACTATAGAGAATTAGCTAAAAAAGGTAAACTTAAAAGTATGTTAGACAATGACATACTTAAAGCTATTGGATACCGTATACCAAACCAAGGGATGAGTTCTAATGACGCTTTGGATATAGTTGGTATATTACCTCCATATATGAATGATACTATTGTAGCATACACTGAAATCACTACTAAGACAGGTTCTGACTTTGATATTGATAAGATGTATGTAATGTTACCTGAAATAAAGACATTATACAACAAAAGAACATATGGACAAGCTAAAAAATATTTAAATAGTATATTAAGAAATGATGATGTAGATTTAAATAACGTAGATTCATTAAATGAATTTTATGAAGATTTACTTGAACAAACAGGTATTGAGTTAAATACTGAAGAACTTACAAAATTATTATTATCATCTGATGAATATTTGGTGTCAGATAACTATTTTCAAATTATAGTAGATAATATAGTTAAAGGTGATTCTATATTATCAGAAAAGTTTGAAGAACAGTATGAAATAGGTGAAATTAATAAAATAGTAAAAACAAAATCCAACAAAGATTCAAAAGCAGGTATGAACAATATGCTCTTTGATGCTTATTGGTCTATACTTACTAATAAATCTACTTACACAGATTTAATTAAGCCAATTGATTTTGATTATTTACAAAATCATATTAAGTCACTTAATGAAACTCAGGATCTAAATGAAAACTTTAAATTTTATGATGGTCTTTATCAGTTACAATTAAAGAATACATATACATTGGGTAAATCAGGTGTTGGTATATCAGCTAATCATGCTGTTGATCATAATATATCCAAAAATGGTGTAAATCTTACTTTTAATGGCTATTATTTAGGTGTAGGTTTTGAAAATAGTATGGGTGAAACTGTGTTTGATAGAAATCCAAGTACAATGTCGTCTAATTCTGTTGAATTAACAACTGAAGAAGCTAAAGAAGCTGCAGAAAGAATCAATAAAGGTAGAAAACAAGAAGATAAAGTAAACTACAAGACTTTAAAATCATTTAAAATTGGAGATACCATATCTGCATTTATGAATGCTTTTGTTGATAATGCAAAAGATCCTTATATAGAAAAAGGTAATTATGATACATATACTTCAGCAGTTGCATTTATGCTTACTAGAGCTGGTGTTCATCCATATTGGACTGATGCTTTTATTGGTCAACCTATATTAAAAGAACTTACTGCTTATATTAAAGATTATGAATCTCAATCTATAGAAAAGAATCCAGCGTTTAAAGGAATGTCTGGTTTTGATATTATATTGGCTAGAGAAGTATCAGAACTAATCAATAACAAAAGTAAGTCAGCTATAAACAAAAAATTAGCTGATATTAAAAAGCGTAAATTAGAAGTTTATACATACAGTGATCTTATTAATACTTATGATAATGATAGTAGTAATGAAAAGAATATTCAAATACTTCTTAAATTTAAAGAATTTCAAGATCAGGCTAAAAAATTAGATGCATCTGTTAATCTTTCTAGATTTGATACATTAGGCTCAGGTAGAAATTTTGTAGATATGTTGGTATATAGAAATAATCTTCTTAATATACTTAACAAACAAAGTGAAAAAAATGAAATTAGAAACCACTATAACAAGTATATAAAAAATGGTGTATATACATCACTTGGTACACAGCTTAATAATTCTGTAATTTATGCAAATGATCTATTGGAAGATAACTCACAGATATTTTTAAGTGCTAATAGTTCTTTTTTAAATGTTATCAACAACATATCGATGAATACAGCATCATCTTATGGTGGTTCTATGGGTAGATCTACCAATAAAGATATGATAGGTAAGATAAGTAAAGATATCTACACTGCATTTATGTCTAAATATCCTTTGTTTCAAGTAGAAGAAAACCCATTGGTATTTATTAAAAAAGTTAAGTCCGACTTATTTAATTATAAAAATTCACAGGATAAAAAATTTCCAAATGCATTTATAGAAGCTATTACATTTTATGAAAATTCATTTGGTCTTGATATAGGTAGAATACCAATTGAAACCAAAAATAACATATCTAATTCATTTTATGATATTTATAGAAAAGATAAAAAACTTGCAAAGAATGTAATTAAAGCATCATTTTTAATGACAGGATTTAATCAATCATTAATAGATTTTAATGAAATGATTCCTCATGAATTCTTTTTGGAAAACCATAGAATGCCTAATGGTGGATATATGTCAGTACAGGAATTTATAAGACAGGAACTTTTAAAAGTAAATAATGCGGCTTATATGTCTTCATTTCATAAAGAGTATGCTCAAAATAATGTAGAAGACAATGTTATAGTTCCTAGTATTTCTGAAAGTTATCTGCAAAAGATAAAAGGTAGTAAAAATCTTTTCAAAATATCTAATTCTAATATTTTAAGTTCATATAAGCTTGCTGAACGACGTAACTATAAAGGTGAGGTAATAGAGGAAGAAACTTCTTATACAGCATTTCTAAAAACAAGTGAACCTATTGTATCTGATGATGAAATGGATTATCTAGCTGCTTTTGATGATTTTATAGAAGAAGAAGTTTATAATCCACTATTGTTTGAATATATGGGTAATATAGAAGAAAATGGAGAGATTTCACCATTATACAAACGTATTGAAAAGAAAGGATATAGAGATAGAACTTCTAAAGTTCATTATAAAGAATATAATGTAGAAGAAAGTAAGTTTAGAGATAATAGAGAATCAGTAATTGAAGGCAACGACAATCTTGATAAACTACCTTCTCAATACACTTTATATGAAAATTATAAACTAGCTGAATATGGTGAAAAAGAATCTTACAGAGGTAGTGAAGGACTTAAAAGATATATATCAGAATTAAATAGAAATGAATCTGAAGAAACTAGTGTATCTGAAGAAAATGTTGTATCTTTACAAAATGAAGATATATATGTATCATCTATACATGATAAAATAGATGGAAATGCTTATAACATAGCTTTAGAATATAAAGGAGTAGAATATGATATGGTTATATCTAGAGATGGTGAGATTATAGATCCTACTTATGTAGAAGGAACTAAAGAAAAAAATGCTGATCCTAGAATGTTTAAAATATCTAAAGAAAAATTAAATAGTATATTTAAACAATTAGATACTTTTGAACAAGAATCAAATAACCCATTAGACTGTAATTAAAATAATAATATGAGTTGTAATACACAAACAAATACAATAAACTACCTTAAGAAAAAGGAGTTAATAGAAGACAATAGAAACGTACCTATTGATAAGCGTGAAGCTTTTGATGCTGAAAATGAACGTCTTACAGAATATGCTAAGACTGATAAAGGTATTGACATGGGTCCACTGTTTACGGTTGAGAATAAAGAAATTAAAAGATCTGGTAAACAAGGTACTGTTATTATTAATAGAGCTAATCCTAATGTTAAAGCATTTGAAGCTATTGAAGCATTTAATGAAAAGTCTAAAAAAAATAATCAAACCTTTGAAAAAAGATTAGAGGAACAACAGGAAAGTAAGATACAATATAAAGAATTTTTATTTGATAGTACAAAAAAGTCTATAGCTCCAACCAATGAATATCTACCCAGTGAAAGAGAGCAAAATAGAGTTGATATACTTAATAAATTGTTTGATGGTACTACTAATCCAACTACAGCTAATAAGTTTCTTAAAAACCTTTATAGCAATGGTGAAATAGATATTAATGAAGAAGGTATGGAACTTATTAAATCTATGCTTCCTACCAGGTCTAAGATTGTATTTACTACTTCTGATAAAATGAAAGTTAGTAAATATTCATATGCTGAATATACTATAGATAATAATACAATATCCATTAATCAAGATTTAATGGTTAAAGGTAATTTGTATTTTGCAATAGAATCTATATTACATGAAATAGCTCACGATAGATTTCATAAAGCACTTAGTCAACCTAAGACCAATAAGCAAATTGCATTTAGAAATAGTATGGTTTCCAGCTATGAATTCTATAAGAGAAATCTTGAAATAGATCCTAATAATAATGATGATTATGGATTTACCAATGTAGACGAATTTGTATCTGAAATACTTACCAATAAAGCATTTAGAGATAAGCTAAAAACAGCTGAATCAACCAAATCAATATGGGATTCATTTATAGACGCTATTAAAACTTTGTTTGGACTAGGTGCCTCACTAAAAGTAAATGAAATATTAGACTCTATTATTGATTTAGCTCAAACAGAGTATAATGAAAATACTGAATCACCGTTAAACAAAACTTTTGCAAAACAGGTTAAGACACAAAGTGATATTAAAGTTGATCTTGAAAAAGAACTAACCAATGTTAAAGGATTACTTACACGTATTTACGCTACTTTAGAAGCTGTTAAAATGAAGACCGCAACTAAAGAAGGTGAAAAATACAAAGGTAAATATAAGGATATTCAAGAATTACTTAATGATCTAAAGACAGCATCTTCTAAAGAAGCTGTATTAAACTTTATGGAATTTTCTGTAAGAGAACTTAATAATTTGCATAAAGGTATTTTAAAGCAAAAAAATCCAGATGCTGGATATTTAAGTAGATTTAAGGCTTATATGAGTGTATTTTCAAACAATCAAGAAATACGTGAGATACTTGAAAATCTTAAAGCATATGGTAAGATATCAGATGCTGAATATAACAAAATAGATATTGCTCTTAATCAAGCTGTTGCTAAATATAATTCCATTGATCAGATTATAACGAATAAAATGAAAGATGTGGTAACTAAAATATACGCACCTCATAATAAAAGGGTTGATACTAAATATGAAGAACTTTTTAAAGCTGAATATAAGCAAAATAAACCTATTGGTATAACTGAATCAGAATATGTAAAACAACAGTTAGATGATAATTATGATGCTATAATGGCAGAAAAAGAAAAGAATATTCGTATTGGTCTTAATATGATGAATAAGGATATAACATCTGCAGAATTTGCATTATTTACTGAAAAAGATATTGATAATACCTTTTTAAGTATAATGAGTGAAAGAATTGATGATTTAGATAAAAAAGTTAGAATGGTTGGTATGAACGTTAGGAATAAAATTGCTACTGCTACTAAAAAAGCTAATTTACAAGGTAGATCAAGTAAAAGTGTTCATAGTTTTATGCTCGATCTTACTAAAGACAATTCTTATTATGTAACTAAATATAAAGGTAAATTTAATGATAAAATTGAGTCATTTCAACAAAGATTATCTGAAGAAGAATTTGGTTCTAAAAAATATAAGAAAATAGAGAATGAAAGAAATAAATGGATAAAAGAAAATTCTAAAGGTGGAATTCCAACTAGTAAATGGTTAAATCCTAAGTTTAATACTATGACTAATACTCAAAAAGAGTATTATGATACTATGATAGATCAAATGAAGGAAAATAACAAGAAGACTAATGGTAATAATAGTTTATTTAGGCAACCTATAGAAGATGGTCCTGTATTCATTAAAATGCATGGTATAACTCAATCCACATCTGATAAAATACTTAGTGGTGAAGCTGGAAATGCTGTTAAAAAAGGATTTGGTGATTTATTTAAAATAAGAAAAGATCAAGATGAATTTGGTCAAATGGAAGATGAATCATTTTATGAAAGAACATCCACTGATTTAAATAATAAAGCAGTTAATTCTATTCCTATATTTTATAGAGGTAGAATAGAATCCAATGATCAATCATTTGATGTGGGGACTATGGTTGCTATGGAATCTATTATGGCTGAAAATTATAAACAAAAGAAAGTAATGGAAGCTGAAACTGATATTCTTCTTCATGTTCTTGCTACAACGAAAGTACAAAAAAGAACTACAATGATGAAAGCTCTTATTGGTAAATTTAGTAAAGATGAAGACGTAGATAGTACAGTTAAGGAAATTGGTATAAATACAAATATCTATAAGAAAATTAAATCTGTTGTAGAAAATAGAATGTATGGTATTACAGATGTATATGCAGGTAAAATATTGGGTAAAAATATTAGTGTAAATAAAATATCCAATTCCATAGCTGGATTTACTGCTGACTTACAATTAGGTCTTAACTGGCTTACTGCTATTCCTAATGTTGTGCAAGCTAAATTACAAAATCTTATTGAAGGTATAGGTGGGGATATTTATACAATAAAAGATATTAAAAAAGCAGAACAAATTTATTTTGCTGACATTAAAAATATAATGGATGATGTAGGATCTTATACTAATAAAAGTAAAATTAATATATTACTTGAAACATTTGATGTAATGGGAGATTTTAGTGCTGTTAAAAATAAGTTTGAAAATAGAACCAAGCTTAGATCATTAGCAAGCAAAGATAGCATACATGCTTATAACGCAATGGGTGAACATTATGCTCAATCTACTTTAATGCTTGCTATAATGAATGGTGTTAAAGTAAAAAATGCTAAAGGTCAATTTATAGATTCTAAAGGTAATGTAACAACTAAAGATAAAGCAATGTCTTTATATGAAGCTTATGAAAAGAAAACAGATAAAGACGGTAATGTAACACTTGAATTGAATAAATTAGCAGACCATACTTCTCATAGTTCTCAAAAACTATCTGAATTGGGTGAAATACATCATCAGCAATTAATAAGAAAACTAACTATTAAATTACATGGTCAGTATGATACTAAATTTCAATCTCATTTACAGAGATCTTGGTACGGTAAAGTATTTTCTATGTTTAAAAAATGGATGGTACCAGCTTATCAACGTAGGTATAAAGGTGTAATGTATTCACTTAAAGATTCAAGTGATCTTACTGATGAACAAAAATTCTATGACTATGAAATGGGTAGATTTGATGAAGGTATCTATACTAGCTTTATAAGATTTATCAAAAATGGATTTTTTCCAGCAGTTAAAAATCTTAACTTAGAATTAGCTAAAACAAATTGGAGTGAATTAAGTGATATGGAGCGTTCTAACATACGTAAAACCATAGCTGAGTTGATGATAACAGGTATGATGATTACAGCTGCTATGTTAACCTATGCTGCAGCAGACGATGATGATGATGAATTATTGTTTACACTTGCTTATGTATTTAGAAGACAACAATCTGAATTTATGCAATTTTATCATCCAGCTGAAAACTTACGTGTATTTAGATCACCAGCAGTAGCTTTAAATACTGTAGAAAAAACATTTTCGTGGATGCAGCAAATAATGCCCTGGGCAATTACTGAAGAATATGAAAATGGTAAAAATAGAGGTGAATATAAATCTTGGATTAAAACTAAAAAACTAATACCTATTATGGCACAGTTTGAACGTAGTCCAAAAGAACTGTTTAATTTCTTAGAGAATACTACAAACTAAATTTTAAATTGTAAAGTCTAAAAAAATCCTCTAACCTTAACTGGCTAGGGGATTTTTTTATATTTAAGAAGCAACACATTGATTGTCAAACCAACCGTCTTCTTCCATCTTATCTAAATACTCTGTTTTCATATTATTAAATTAAGGTTGATAAATAAGCTCCTAATATAAAACCTATAGTTTTAGGTAAAGGAAATATTACATTTCTACCAAGTTTAGTTACATATTTATTTCTATTAAGAATTTTACTTTCTATTTGATAATGTGAAAATAATCCAATAAAAAATAATATTAAATTAATTAATACGTTATCACTATTTTTTACTGCAAAAACAAATAATGTCAAAAATGCAATACTTGTTCCTCCTGTAAAACCATATAAAAAGTTTACAAAACTATGTTGTAGTATCTCTTGCCATGATACATCTTTTGCATCAAGAACTTTTCTTTTTTCTACTAAAAATCTAGTCATCTTTGATTCCTTTTAATAATACTTTACCTGTAATATTTAAACTATATCTTTTAATATTCCAACCTTCAAAAGAAACATTTACTAAAGGATTCCATCTACTACTCCAAACTCTACTTTCTTTATCTGTATTCTTTATCCAATTATAAACTTTAATACATTCTTCAGCATCTTGTCTATGATCAAGCTCTCTAAGTTGTTTTTCTAAATGGTTCATTAATTTTCCCATTATGAGTATTTTTTAATTAAATGTTGTTCTTTTTTGTTAATTTCAGCTTGTACTTCTTTTTTACCAAATACTTTAATCATATAGTCAAGTCTTATACGTGCATGTGCAAGCTCTTCTGTAATTTTATCATCTGATACTCCAGCTCCCTTGTTTAAACGTTGCAGAAGTACTGTAGTAGCTTCAGTTAGTTCTTCACAACACTTTGCAATGTTAAATTTAGGTTTATTGTTTTTTTCAAGAAGTACACGTACTGCTCTACTTGTCTTTACCATATATTTTTTCTTTAATTATTTCTAACAATTCATTTCTTTGTGATCTACCATTATTATAACGGTTATAATCTGGATTAGCTGTTTTATAAACTTTAGCTATATCCATTAAAGAAAGTACAGGTTTGTTGTAGATTATATATTCTTCTGCATTACCTGTGTCGTAAAACCATTTACGATTTTCTGGAAATTTAGTAAAACTAGGTCCGTGAAAATGTTTAGTTTTTAAAATATCATGATCTGTTGATAATATAGAAACACCATAAAGAGTTTCTTCCATGTTAGAGTATAATTCTTTACCATCTTCAGTAGTCATTACTAATTTAGGTTTTTTAGAATCAATATATTCTTGAGTAGCTTGTTTTGTTGAAAAATAAATCATATTTAAACCATGACCTTTCCAATTATAGTAAATAAAACCTGATATACTAGTACGATTTTTATATCCACCATAACATTTATCATCTTCAAATATATCAACACCGTCTTCTGTTATAAATAATGGTTTTTTAACGTGTTTAGCTTCTTTAATTTCACGAATAAAAGTATCTTCTTTATACTTATTGTTCCCTAAACCATAATGCATTTTATTGTTTTTTATTAAAAAACTAGTTATATGTATAGCTTCTATAAAACCAGAATTTAACTCATCACCAATAGTAAATACTTTACCATCTGACAATCTTTTTACAGATTGTATAGATACTCCTTTATTTGTAAAAAATGCATCTTGAGTTATATTCCAAAAATTATCATTTTTATTAATTATACCTGTTGAAGTTTTAAAAGACAATATTTTATAATCTTTTTCAATAATTTCTTGCCAAAATTCTGGATAATCTTGTGGAGTATTAACACCAGATTGAAATGAATTAGATCCTACTTTATACATATAATGAGTACTAAACTCAGTATGTTTTTTAATTTCAGTTCCAAGTTTTAAACTACCTGGATATTCTTTGATTAATTTATACTTTTTCATTGCATTACATACATTACACTGTTATTAATATTTAATGCTATTGCATTATCTTGTGTTATAAAATCCTGTGGATCATTATATAACGTTTTTTCAAATATATTCATTTTTTAAAAATTATTTGGGTGAATTATATGAGGAGAATTTATCATAGTTTGAGTATAACCATTTATCATTCTTTGTTGATGTTCTTGCTGTTTAAGTTTTCTTATTCTTAAATCAAACTCTTTTTGAGTTTCATTTATTTTTTTATCATATTTATTAGGCATTTGATAAGTACGTTCAAACCTTAAATCTCTTGTTTGTTCTTTCCAAGATAATGGTCTAGGTTTTACAGGTTCTTTTATTTTACTAATATAATCAGATTGAGGTCCGTTATAATTAATTGTATCACGTAATTGATCATATACAGATCTACCTATAATTCCTCGGCTTATCCAACTATTATCAGGTTGAAACCATTTTTTATAATATTTATCATTTAATTTAAACATTATAATAGTCATAGATGATCCATTACTATTTTCATAAGGAGTTTCAAAATGAATAGTATGAGATTTTTTAAATACTTTATATATATCTTTTATTACTGCTGTTTGAATATCTACTAAAACCATCTTTTTACTACCATATTTAGTAAATTCTTCTATAATTTTTAATGAATCTTCATTATTTATTAATGCTTGACTATTAAATATAGATATCCATTGACAATTTTTAGTAGGAGATTTAATTGCTCTAATAGGATTTGATCTAGTATTAAAGTTCTTGTATATACTAGTATCATTATTATTTCTAGTAACTTGTGGTTGTTCTCGAATTTGCTCTACAATACCTCTACCTACTTGAGGTTGGTTTTGTTGTTGTACAACTTGTTCTAAATGTCTAACTACGTCAGCTTGATTGTTAAATCTTATTCTTAATCTACTGAGCTCGTCATTTAATCTAATGTTATTACGAAGCACACGTTCATTCTCTCTAATAACACCTTCAAATGTTAATTCATAATCAGATAAAAATATTTTAATTAACCATTTTATAAATTTTTTCATATTTTATTTTAATTAAAAAGCAGGCTGTTACACCTGCTTTATTTTATAGTTCTTTAATTGCTCGTTTTAAGTAAAGAGCTTGATCTAATGTTTCTTCATAAGCGTGTTGTAGTCATTGTTTATGGTTTAGATCTGTACGATCCAATGTTACACCATACTTTTTGATTCCAACTTCACTACGTTGCTTTAGATCAGCTCTAACGCTTTCTACTATTTGGTCTGTCATCTACTTTCTTTTTTATTTTAAGTCTCTTGAGCCAGCCTGTGCTGTCAAGATGTCTATAATGCTGTCTTGCTTTCATTGTTTAAATATTATTGTTTTATATATTTAATGCAATCATATATGCTGTCATGTTCAATAACATTATATGCATTAATGTTGCTAATCATTCGTTGATACCACTTTTCTTCTTGTGTACCTTTAGTTACAAGTATAAACAAGCCACCCGTTTCCTTATTGTCTTTTCTGATACGTCCAGCACGTTGTATTAAATCCTTTTCAGAACTGTAATACGACATTGCTATTACATTATCTAAGCCTTTAATGTTGGCGCCTTGTTTTAATACTTTAAAACTAGCTATTTCTTTTAATTTACCATCTTCAAAATCTTTCCTTATTTTATCATTTACATCGGAGCTATTCCTCGACGATATAACGTTCTTTGTTACCTTTGATAAGGCATCTAATGAATTACCAAATATTATGGTATTTTTAAGGTGCGGAAGTAATAAATTTATAGCATTTACTTTACTTTCCAAATTATATAGAAGTGTTGCACGTTTGTTTATAGCAATGCGAGCAAACAATTCTTGTTTTGATTTATCATCCACAAATTGACTTTGCATTAGTCTTTTGGACCAATAGCTATAAGCTTCTTTTTCTGTTTGATAAAATGGTTTTTTGATACTACCAGCTTTTACTGTTTTTTCTATCTCTTCGAGCTGGTTATATATGATATGTATATCTAAGTTTCTATTTAGATCATCTTCTCGTGCATCGTCAATAGTATATCTATATATTATAGGGCAATACTTGTTAAGATATGTGCCTTTATTTATAAGATCCCCTGTTCTGGTTTCATACTCTGTTTTGACATCTATCTTTGCTGAAAGACCTATAATAGCTTTATACTTGTTGTTTTTATAGAAATTGGAATATGATGGAGTGAGACTATCATGGATCTCATCTGCAATTATTAAACCGAATTCTTTACCTTTTCACTTATATGCTGACTGATAACAATAAAACTTAAGGTTATAAGATTTCATTGTATCTACATTATTTAACTTATCAAAGAGAGATATAGATTTTAATAAATCTTTTTCTCGTTCTTTAGTTTCAGCTAAATAAAGGTGTAAATCCTCATTAGGATTCATTGAATGCAAAGCAAGCAATGCTATAAAGGTTTTTCCAACACCTGTACTTACCTCTACTGTACCACATTTACCAGCAGCAATTCACTTATCTCAAGCTTCTTTCTGGATTTTATTTCTTTTATCCATGCTTATGTTTATTAAGTTTGGTATGAAGCTTAAACACTAATCCCAATATGTATTTAAGCCTATTGTTTTTAGCGCTATAAACCTTTCTACGTCTTGAGAGCAATAAGAACCCTTTTCCATAGACTGGGTCGTTGTTCATTTCTGGAAATTCTCCCATATTAAATTATTTTTTTGTAGCATTTCTACTACTTCTTGTTTAATCATTACTTTCTTTTTTTAATAAGAAAATAATACTATTAATTTCAGATACTTCATCTGAACCAAGTCTATCGCTCCAATCTAACATTTGTTGAAGTCTTTGTATAGCTTTTTTATTCATAATTATTTTTTGATAATATTAAAAACATCTCTTTTTTTATCATTTATTCTTTTAAATTTTTGTTTATAGTTTGATGAAATTACAGATAATCCAGTACAATGAGTATTTTTATTTATCATATTTAATTCTCTCCAGCAATCATCAAAATGAAAATGAAAATCACCTAAATAATTAAATTTATCTTCAAAATTAGTAAACCGTATATTATTACGATCTATTTTTAGCTTATCTGATATTTTAAATAAATCATCATTGTTCATATCAGGTCTATTCCATTGAAGATCAGGTCTTTCATATCTACTTGTAGTTATGTAAATATCATAGCCTTTTCTAATCAAACTAAAACAAAAATCCTGAACGTCTTGTCTTGAAAGAGTACTGTCAAAATCAAAACTTATCTTATTTTTTTTATTCATATATTTTAATCCACCTCCCACCCGCCATTACGCTGTTTAAACAATATAGTTAAAGGGCGTATAAATACACACTTTATAAAATAGATTCTTACTTGTAACCTATGCATCGGTGCCTATACCTGCTATTGTTGTTTAATTATTCTACTTCTACAATATGTTTTATTAAAGAAATACTACTTACATTATCTTTCATATTGTTTCTATCAATTTTATTAATAGGAATATTAAAATATACTGTACCTTTACTTGTTTCTGTTTTATAACTAATTGAAGAAACGTCTGTAACTAATAATAAATCATTAGTTCTTTCTGCCATAGGATTTTCTTTCTTTAATGTTTTTACTGCAATAGCTTTGTAGTTAACTGTTTTTAATATATCATTCATAATTATGACTCTCCGATTTCAAGTATTTGGTTTTCTAATTCAATTACCTCATCTTCCATTTCTTCTACTACTGTATCTAAATATTCAAGTTCTTGAATTAATCTTTGATTAGTAATATTTCCATTTTTTACGTCGGTAATTATAGCTTTTAATAGCTCTGACATTTTATTTAAATTTAAATTTTGTTTAACTTTCGCATGCTACACATGTATTAATATCTCTTGCAAAACTTTGTGCTGCACTTTGACTAAATTGATAATAAAGTGTTTTAACACCTTCTTCCCAAGCATATATGTAGAGCTTATTAACCTCTTTTGCTGAAACAGAAGGATGTATCATCAAGTTGAGTGACTGACTTTGATCAATGTGTTTTTGTCTTTGTGCTGCTTGTAATACAAGTTCTTTTGGTGATATTTCTATAAATGATTTAAATACTTCTTTAGTAGGAAAATCTAAGTGTTGTACACTTCCATCATTATCAAGAATGCTTTTCCAAACCTCTGGTGTATCAAGATTGTACTGCTCAAGTTGCTGCCTAAGCATTTCATTCTTATATACTGATTTGACTTTAGCAAGATCTTTAATAAAATAATTGGACTTTATTGGTTCGATACCCATACTTACTTGTCCAAGTATATAACTACTTGATTTTGTTGGTGCAATAGCCATTACCGTTGTATTGGCATATCCTTCTCGAATAGATTTCATTTCTAGAAAATCATGACACCATTTACTAGCTGCTTGAGCTTTTTCATTTATAGTTTTAAAAATTATACTATTCCAATATTTAGCCTTCAGACTATCTACTTCTAACAATTCACTTTGTAAAAAAGAATGCCACCCTAACACACCAAGACCTATAGCCCTGTGGTCCTTTGCAAATCTCCACGCTCTCTTCATACCAGGAAGGTGCTCAGACTTTTTAATAAAGTCTTCTATCACGGCGTTAAGGAATTGTATGTAAACTTCTACAGCATCAGTATTCGCAATCTCTTTCCAGTGAAGTAGATTGATACTACCCAAACAACAGACAAAGCTGTTATAAGTGTCCTGTGGTAGCTGTATTTCTGAACAAAGGTTGCTAGCTTTAATATCTAGACCAAGCTCTTTGTACGGACTGTTGTTATTGGAATTATCCTTAAACATTATATAAGGGAAACCAAAATCTTTACGTTTCTGTATGATTTTAGCCCAAATCTTTCTCTTTCCAGAGTCTCCATCTTTCATGGCATTCATCCACGCATCCGTGACTGTGACGCCAAATTGAAGATTTTGAATGGGATTGCCCTCGTCCCCAATTTTAAGGAATTCCATTATATCTGGGTGTTCAACGGGTAAATAGAGAGCACATGCCCCTCTTCTGGATTCACCCTGCTTACATCTATCGATAATGGTATCGTAGATTTTAGCGTAATGAACAGGACCGTCTGCATAGCCACCTCCTGATATTACTGAACCTCTTTTTCTTATATTGCCTAAATACATGGATGTACCACCTCCATATTTAGACATCATTCCTATTTCTCTTGCTCCATTTAGGATACTATCCATTGTGTCATCTACATCAGAACCATAACAACTAATAGGCAAAGCCTTTTCATATCCAAAATTACACCATACGGGAGTTGATAGACTATAATAGCCCAGTGCCATGTAGTTTTCAAACTTTTCAGCTCATCCTTTTATCCCTAAAATCTTTTCTGCGTAATTTCCTATGTCTTTAATCCTCTGTTCTGCTGTGATACCGTTTTTAAGATATCCTCTATTTAGGAACTTTCTTGACTCGTCATTAAGCCAATAGTACTTCTCTCTTTTCTTTTTCTCTATTTCCATTAATGTTTTTTAAACACCTATGGATATTATTTAATGTTAACAATACCCATAAGTGGATATTGTTTTAGAAGAGGTCATCTTCTGTAATACTTTCTGATTTCTTGTTATAATCAATTGATTTTTTATAAAAGAAATCACCTTCTTTGGTTGATTTAATTTCAACATCAAACCACATTGTAGATTCTAAAGATTGAGTTTGGACCTCAAATACTTCTTTCATACCAATGCTCTGTAGGCTATTGTTAAATCTATTTTTGATAAACTCGGTTATTGTTTCTTTTGATAAAAAACTTAATTCACCTTTCTCAAATATCCAATCTAATACTTTACATTCAGCCTCGAAAGCTTTTACACATGCAGATCGTATTAGTTCTTCAAATTCTTCATCAAACCATTCAGGGTTTTCTTTTTTAATAATATTGATTATATCTATACCAAAATTACCATGTACATCTTCTTCTTTGCTGGTTGCCTCGACTATATTACTCACACCCTTAAATAAGTTAAGTTCCTTATTGAATGACATCATTATAAGGAATTGACTAAATAAAGATACATGCTCTATAAACAAACTAAATAAAAGGACAGATTTTGTATACATCTTATCACTTTTACTTCTGGTTCCAGATAAGTATTTTTCAAGATAGGAAATTCTATCTTTAATTGCTGGTACATCAGTAATTGTTTGAAATTCATCTTCAAGACCCAATACTTCGAGTAAATGTTTATAAGCATCAAAGTGCCTAGCTTCACTTTCACTAAAAGTAGCTCCTACAGCTTGAATTTCATATTTAGGTAGACGTTTATACAGATCACCCCAAAAAGCCTTTACATTGACTTCTATCTGAGCTATTGCAAGCATGGAACGCTTGATTGCCTCACGTTGACTGTCTGTAACTTTAGTCATGAAATCAGAAATATCTTCTGTAACATTAAATTCACTATGTATTCAATAAGAATGCCTTATAGCATCCTTATACTTGAGAAGCTCAGGATACTCATAAGGCAATACTGATTTACGTTTCTCAAATATATTCATTATGATATCATTTCTTCCAATTGGTTCATTCTATCATTTACAGCATCTTTCAGCTTAGAATGTATTTTTGTATAACGACCATTACTGGTACGAAGATTAACTTCGTATTTTCCAATACTCGTTCCACTCATTCTTTTTGTTACTCCTTTAAATCCTGTATTCGTTCTAATTTTATTCATTTTCTCTTTTTTTAATTTAGTTTTCTTTTACAAATGCACCATTTACCATAGTACCTTTGCGTTTGTTAATAATATTGTAAGCTCCTTCTAAACATTCTAATAAGTTTAATTCTTGCAATTCTGCTTGTAGTATTATTGTTACCAATATATCACCTAGAGCGTCCTTTATTTCCTCTCGGTCGTTACTATTTATTGCTGCAAGAAGCTCATTGACTTCTTCTAATGTTTTAATGGCTTGTGCCATTGGTGTTGCTTTTTTAAGGATACCTTTATCTGCTCCTCATTGTACTATTAACGGTTGTAATTTACTATAACTATACTCCATATCTCTCTTTTTGGATTTAGTTTTGTTTGAAAATATCTGACATATTTTCAAGTGTTATATTTGATTTATCATTAAAATCAAAAGTTTCAGATTCAATGTCTATTGGATCTTTTAGTTCAGAACCTTTGTCTATAGAAACACCTAATTCTTTTTCAAGTTCTTTTCTTAAATCTTCAGATTTATCGAATACTTGCTTCATTTTTTTTATGTTCTTTCTTATAAACCCAGGAACATGACCAAACATATCAGTCCAATATTGTATTATTATTAATTTATAATCTTCTGAAAGCTCTGAATATCTTCCAGCTATAAATCTAGCTATATCTTCAATATATTCTTCTGGTATCTTATATTCATACAATACCTCATCTTCAACAGAATAAGATTTTAGATAAAGTTCATTATCTGTAAATACACTTTCATTTTTTGAAAAATTTATATCTCTATAATTAAACTTGCATTTTATATAAAATTTACCAATTTTCAAATCTCTACTTGTAAATAAATAGGTATTTGTAATAAAAGATCTATTTCTGTTATCTATATTTATTCATTGACATAATAATGGAAGAATATAGCTTTTGCTTTTGTTTACATTTACCATTCATTACTCTTTTCTGATTTAGTTGATTCAAAAGTAGCTATTGATGATTTAATAGACTTGTTCTTTAAAGTATTTATTCCTATTTTTCGTTCAAGATCTTTTTGATGTTTTTCCATCATATCTTTATATCTCTTATGAACATTATCTGCATCAGAATACACATTAATTGAAGAATCTATCACCTCTTGTGGTACATCTCTTAATTCTTCTTCAAAAGATTTTTCTTTTTCTCCCTTCTTAAGATTTTTAGAAAACTGTTTTACAAATGAAAAATGTCTACCATCAAAATAGTTTGCTCTACCTGTTTGAATTGACATTAAACCTCTTTTATAATAATCAATTGGATAATCATATAGATCTTTTTCTATATGTTCTTGAATTTCTTTTAAATAGTCTTTTATTCCTTTAAAATATCTTTCATCTCTATTATCCCATCCTAACCATGTTGATACAATATCTTTTCTTTCAACTTTATATAAAACAGGTTCTTCATCCTTGTTTACAATTATAAAAGAAGGTTCAAGTATTGCATAATCTTTTAATTCTGGTTTTTCATCAACATAACATTTTAAACCAATTGTATACAGACATGCTTGTATATCATATCTATATTTAAAAAAACTTTTTATAAAATCAGAAGTCTTAAAAGAAGTAAACTTTAGATCATTTATCTGAATAGTCTTTTTATTGTGGTTAATATGAATGTTATCAACTACACTTTTAAATTTAAAACCTTCATACTCAAACTCTAAAACAATTTGATTGAGATTTTGATATATCTCAATATTTTTATTGTTGAAAAACTTTTCAGTATACTGATTGTTTTTTAATTTATTAGCCATATTGACAATATCAATATAAAAAGAACTTGTAATAATCTTTTTACCTTTTGATTTAATATTGTCAAGAATAAATAATTTTATGTTATCTATTCTTTCATCTTTGATTGTATTGCTACCACTTGTCCTATCTGATTTAAATAAACCAGCTTCTACAGCAGTATCATTACATAACTCTACAAACTCTGGACTATTTAATATTTCTTGATTAATTACACCTGCGGTATTTTTTTCAATTAATTCAAGAAGGGTATTTTCCATTGAAGTAAGTTTTACATCAATATCACTTATATAATATTTTTTGTCAAAATCATCATATATATAATCATCAAGAGCTTTTCCTTGAGAAAGTCCTTTACTTGATTTTTTTCTTTCTGTTATAAGTGATTTAGGACCTTCTTCAATAAATCTTAATATAGAGCTATATGAATTATAATCCTTATCTTTGTTTAACATTTAATTAGTTATTAAATTTTGTTAGTAGACTTTTATATAAACTCCAGGTTTATCCTTACTATAAGTAGAATATTCTCCCTTTATCTTAAAAGGAAAAGGAACCATTTCAGTAATGTTATCATCCTCAAGCCATTCAGCATGAACCATTTCGTCCTGTACTGTCTGTATTGGATTTACCCAGTCATATTTATGACGAGTACCTCTTACAAAATGAAAACCTATTTTATATGGTTTCTCTTTTCCTTCTAATAATTCTAAAAATCTATCTTTATTCTCTTCCCACCATTTAGCGGTGTTTTTCTTTCATACTTTGGTAGCTTTTGATGCTATAAAGTATCTTCCAGTTCATCTACGTCCATTTTTACTGGATGGACAATTAGATGGGCAAAATAATAATTTCATCTATTTCATTTTTTCTTCGTTTTGTTTGTTATACCATTGTATAAATTCTATTACTGCACCATATACAATTTCCAATTTAGATTCTCCTTCTCCAAAAAAACAATAAATTTCTTTATTATTATTTTTATCTAAAATAGTAATAGTTTCTTGTCTAATTGTAATATCAAATCTATAATCTTCTAAATTTTCAATCTTTTCAACAACTGGTATTAACCAATCCCATGATTTGTGATACATTTCTAATGGCTTATCTCCTACATAAGGACCTTTTGGTGTATTATAATCTACTGGATAATGTCCAGACATAGATTCATCCCATCCCATAAAGTTAGCAATAAGTCTATTATTTTCTTTCATTATTTTCTATTTTTATTCCCATTTAATACAAAATTCTTTTCCATTTTGACCTTCTATTATTTCGTTAACTTGTTTAAAATGTGTACAATTCCAATCTATGTTATTATCACAAGCATATGCTGGATGTGGACATGTAAGTTTTTCATAAAAATTCTTTTTTGAGGTTTTTACACTTGAGTTAAATGCATGTTGAGATTTATTTCCCCACAAACAAAATATAACTCCTGCATTGTTATCAATAATAAAATTTATTATAAATTTTGTAAAATCATTCCAAATTTCTAAATGACTGTTTACCATACCTTTTTGTACAGTCAATGCTGTATTATATAAGAATACTCCTTGTCTTACCCAATTTTCAAGTGTAACATCTGGATCTATGAGTGTTGTATCATATTGCGTTTCAATACATTTAAATATCTTGTTTAAAGAAGGTGATAAATTAATAGCATCATCATTGTTAGCAAATGCATAACCGTTTGCATGACCAGTTGTATATGGATCTTGACCCAGAATTACAACTTTTATATTCTTGGGATCACTATTTCTAAATATTCTAAAAACATCTTTTTTATTTGGATATATTTCTGACTTATCATAGCTTCTACTTAAATTTTTAATAAGATTAACAAAATAGTCAGACTTTACATACTGTGCAAATTCATCAATTTTCATCCATTTTTCTCCAAATATTTCATTATATTTTATCATCTTATTAATTTATATCATTGGTAAATTTAGAATAAAACTTGTGTTCGGTAACACCTTCTGGATCAACCTTGTTAAGATTTTCCATTAATGATTTTCTTTCAGAATTATATTTTAAATTTGAATTTAGAATACCATCAGTAAATTCTTCATTATCTTTTGCAACCATTTTTATTATGGTTTCAAGGATATTTGATTTATTACTTATTGAATTTAAAAAACTACTATCAGTAAACTTTTCAGTATATTGATTTGCTGCAGCAACCATAGCTGCTGAACTAGCTATAAAATGAAATATCTTAAAGAAATCAAAAGTATTGTTATGCTGTCTAAACTCTACTGTTTGCTTATTGGTAAATATAATGGGAATTATATTAAACCACGCATAACGAGGAGCAATATTCCATTTTCTGTTACCACTTGGATCATTTGGATGTTTTGTTACATTGTCAAGATCATTATCATACATTGAAAAATCATGACCCATTGAAAGATAATTAAATAAACTGTTAAACAGTGACTTAACACCTGTTCTGGTTGACTTTAGATTCTGATTAAAAACATCCTTGTTGATTGGGGCACTATAATTCTTTGATTTACCATATGCAATTGAATCTTTTTTATAATGAGGCTGCATTGCATATATATCATTTTCTACAAGACATGATATGTTGTTCATTGCAAGAATATTATTTGGATCTCTTTTAAGACCACCCAAATGAATATGCATTGAACATTTAAAATCATATTTGGTTCTGTCTTTTAGCAATTCACATATATCCATTAAATTATAAAGACCCTTAGCTCCAGACAACGGAATTGTAACATATTCAAGACCCTGAATACTACCATCACGAAGAGGTATTAAACCATGTTTATAACATAATCTTTCAGGTATATAACCTGATGAAGTCTCAAATTCAACACCATATGTAATACCGTTCTTTTCAAGAAATTTACCCAGTTCATCTATCATTTTATTACCTCCAGATGGTTTATAAAATGTATCATATGCCCTTTTGGTCATATCACTGGCAAATCTACTATCATAGATTAAATCATTTTTATTGATTGGAGGTCTCTTTATTGATTTAAATTTTGCATCGGACATTACATTAGACTCATAAAATGTTCCACTGTTATAATGCTCTTTATAATTATCACCCAAGATTTCTTGATTTATTGCTAAATTATTTAATCTTGAGCTTAATGAAACATTTACATTTTTTGTTATATTGGAGGTAAAGAACCCCAATATTGGAGTTCCATCTTTTTCAAATCCTACAACACCTCTTCTCAAAGGAACTTTATTTGTTAGAACATATTCTTTTTTTTCATAGTCATATTCTATAAGTCCATTGTTAAATCTATGATATTTACCATCAACCTTATAACATTCACCGCTATCCTTTACTTTTGTGTCACCTATTTTATAAAAAGTATTTTGTATCTTTCTACAGTGGCTTCGTTCTATCATTTCTCCACTATACGTTTTTACTTTCATTGTTTTATTATTTTTTTAAAAATTACCATTTTCATCTCCAGTATTTGATCCATCCATATTAAAATTTGGTGAAAATTCATTGTACATATCTTCAGAAGCTCTCATTGCTATATAAGTATATTCCTCTTCATCCAACTGTTCATCTTCATCAACTTCACCACAACTGTCACAATCATTCTCAAATATTGTAGATTCTATATAGTTTTTAATTGGTTTATAACTTTTTTCAAAATTATCTAGCCATTCAGCTATATTCAATTCCTGATCATATTTTTCTGGATGTTCAAATACTATACTTTTACCTATTTCAATTGATTCATCCATTGCATTTATAAAATCATCATATTTGTTGTAAAGATCTTCATCATCAAGTTCACTTTCCTCATCATCAGTATCAGTTTCCTTAATTGTGTTCTTTAAAACATTTTGAATATTCTTTTTGAAATCACCAGATTTTATACTATCATTTTCATCTAATATTTTATCTTTGTCATCTACGGGATTAGGTACCATTTTTATAGATGAATTATCTAACATGCCATTTCTGACAACATATGAATACGTACTACCTATTGGTTTAAAGTAGTCATAAAGGCAAATTTCACCATTTGCTATTATTTTATTCTTATACTCATCTTTCTTACTTTCAAGTATTTCATGCTTGTTTACAGTAAGTTCATTACCAGTATAATAATGACACACTGGATATTTAGACATGTGTGACATTTGACTATTTGTAAAGAAATTATCTGCAGAATCCATACATACAATATAATCATGCTCATTTTTAAGCATTAATCCATTATATAGATAGTATAATGTTAAATCTGAACAATCTCCAAATACCTTTGAAATATTACTTTTTGAATTATGTGATATAATTTTATAATCCTTAAGAATTTCTCTAGTTTTAGTAATTGAATCACTAACATATATAAGACCTCTTTGTTTGGAATAGATATAAACACCATTCTTTGCAAAACTGTCTCCATTCATGTACCTAAGTCTTTCATATCTAAGAGAATTATCATCTAATTCATCACATGTTCTTAATATCTTCTCAAAAAATATACTTTTGGATTGAAGTATTTCAGTTTCAGTTAATCCCTCACTGTTACCCAAATGGTTTTTAACAATAGTTTTCTTTCTATGATTTTCCTTAGGCTCTTCTTCTTTTCTTACATATTTAGTTTTCTTTTTTTCTTTATCTTTTAAAGCCCTGTTATATTCAACCATAGTAGAATATTTTTTATTCTTTGTACGATCAATATCAATTGCTTTACCAAGTCTACCTCCTTTTACTGCAACAAGACCATTATCTGGAAAAGTATATATTTCTACATCTTCTTCAGTATGTCTTTTTCCAGCAATTATTTCAAGATGTTCAGGTAATGATGACCAATACATACTTCCTTCTTGATCATACCAATAATGAAGAGGTCTTTCGACTTCAGTAATTGCATTTGCCCATGTATCAACTTTTGATTTACCTTTAAAAAACCATACATTCTCAGGTTCTCTTTCAGAAAACATAACAAGAGCAGCTCTACCTGTATATTCTTGTAGAACTTTGATATTCTTATTGGAGTTATCATCTTTTTGTTTTGATAATATTTCCAAAAGAATCTCACTATCAACTTTTAGTCTACCGTTATCTCTTTCATCAATACCATATTTCTCAGCAAGAAAAGAATGATTTTTTAAAGTACCATTATGAGCACCAATAAAATACTTACCATCTTCCATTATAAATTTAAATGGATGGGTATTTTCTACACTTTTGGTACCTCCTCTTGAGGAATTTCTGGTATGACCAATAATGACAGGGATATCTTTTGGATTGGGAAACTTATGTTTTATCATCATATCCCTAAACTTGGCTTCATTGTTGGAACCTATGTTATCACCTCTATAAAGCTCTCCATCTACAAATATACCACATGAGTCAGTACCTCTGGATTCATTCAGTATACCGAGTGTTATAAATTTATCTCTGTTGAATTTACTAACATCATCACCTGTCCATCCAAAATTACCACATGATAGGATATTTTTATTACTATTTGGTCTTATTAAATTTGATAACATTGTAGATATCAAAAATAATAATATTATATTAAATATAAGCATTTTCTTTTTTTTCTTTTTTATTATATTTTACCAATAATTCATTTACTTTTTCCAAATCAAGATCTTCTTCTGGATTTATGTACATAGAAACATCTTCAAGTAGATCTTCAGTAGATATATGACTGTTTTTTGCCATTTCCACTGCTTTTAAAGACCTTCTGTATATATCTCTTACACTATCTTCATCTTTTAGAAAATAACCTCCTAGAGAGCGACATTCAACACCATAGTCTTTTTCTCTTATGTCACCTATCTTACCATAGAACTTTCTACGGTTATGATCATCATTATCTTCCAATAACAAAGGTAAGCTAACACATATCTCAAAAAATACAGCCAATCTATCAATCTCATTTTCTGTTGGGTTATCCCATCCAAAATGAATGTGAAAACCTGAAGATCTCATTTTAATACCTTGAATTTCTTCTTGATCAATTTCTATGATTCTTTTTGCAATTACATTATATGCAGGTTCACATCCAAAAATATGAGCTTTTTCATCTTCTAATATCTCATCAGTAGCAAGCTCACTACTAGAATAATGAAGATCCATGTTCAATGGTGCTATAAGTAATTCAATATATGATTTTGCATAATTTATTGAATCAACAAATTGATCTTCAGATCTACATGGTGGAATATTAAATTCAGCAAGAATATTATCTTCTTGAATAAAACATCCTTCACCAATATCTTGTGGGTTATTTTTGTCAGCATTAAAAACACCTATTATAGAACCTATTTTCCCTGTCTTTGATCCTTTTACAAATACTTCTGGGTCTGATCCTATTGTTAAATTACTATAACTGTTCTTGTAATCCATTCTCTATTAGTTTTATTGTATATTCTTTAAATTCATTACTCGCATGTGCAAACTCAGGATGTCCCTGAATACACAAACTGTTTGTATTGTTGTAATACACTACTTCACACTCTTCAAAATCATCAGGTATGTCAATGCTGACATTATCTCCATTGAGATATTTTTCTGAAAGGAATTCAGTTGCTGATGCGAGTATTTTATAGTTTGATTTATCCATATTAAATGGATACATCATTTGATGGTGTGTTGAGGTTACTTCAATTATTTCATTATCGCTTGTATTTATATAATGACTGTTACCATGACCTGTTACATGCTGAATAAGTTTACCTCCACTCATTACAGTCAAAAACTGAGATCCTCTACATATACCTAATTTTAATAATCCATCTGGTAAAGAATTAAAGAATTCTTCTTCTATTACATCTCTACGAATATTTATACCTGTTTGGTTTCCTCTATTTTCATTATAATATTCTGGATTAACATCTGCTCCTCCAGTAAATAATGCAAATGTTATACCTTCTTCATTTGGATTATCAGTTAATTCAACATCATAATATTTATTTAAAAATGTTAAATAATTGTTACCAAAATAATCAAAATTTGTAAATACCTTAATCTTCTTTTTCATCTTGTTCTATTCTATTTAATAATGTGTTAATAAGTCCAATTGCAACAAATGGATAGTTTCTTTCTTCAGGATGTGACTGTTCTGCCGCAATAGGTAAAATCTTGTGAATCATAAATTCTATATTGTTATGATTCTTATCACGTGCTAATTCAAGGAATTCATCAGATAAATCTTCTTCAAATATAGCTTGATGATGTATTGAATTAGTTTTAAATTCTCTTGGTATATTACCTGAAAACTTAATTTTATCCTTATTGGATTCAATATATCTTTCACCAGCATAATCTTCTGGAAAATTGTCTAATATTGTTACCAGATCATCTACCAATTCACCTCTAAAAGTTTTGGATCTCTCGTTATAGACATGCTGTGTAAGAGTACCACCAAAACATACATTTAGATTTTGAAAACCTGCACATATTCCATATATTGCTGTTTTTCCCTGTTTTGCTTTTTCGATATATTTCCAAAAAGCACCTACTTTTTCGTCATAGAATGATTCATACTCCATATCTGGGGAATCAGTCATTACGTGTGGTCTTTGACCATATCTTAATGGATTGACATCTCTACCTCCAGGAAGTATAAGTAAGTCTACATCTACTGCATTTTCATTGTGTGCATCTATCATAATTACATCTGCATCAAAACTTCTTGCAAATTCTACATACATTGCATTCTGACCGTAACCTGGTTGATATTTACCCAAATGGTTATGAGCTAGTATTCCTATTATTCTTTTTCTTGACATTTTATTTTTTATTTTTTATTATTTAATAATTTTTTACTTTTAAAATCAGCTATCATACTATAAAATATTTCTTTTTCTTCTTCAGTAGCTTCACTCCATACTGCATCACTAAAAGGACTTTTATTAGTCTCTTTATAATCAGCCATGTTAATTTTAGTTACTTTCATTATATTTATTTTTTAACATTACTGGTATATGTTCGATATACTTTTGTTTTACAACAGTATCTTCATCCACTTCACCAAAACTTGGTGCTGAATTAATTTCCACTATTATAAAATCTGGATTGTCTCTTCTATTACCATCTCTATCTGTTGCTGATTGTACTCTTAAATCAATTGCACCAAAATCCAATCCAACAGAATTTAGAGCCTTCACTGATTCTGATACTATATCATCCCAATTTGTAGGTTTATCAAAAAGACCCGTTGCTGAATCTTCAAGTATCCATACACAATTAGCATCGTTTCTAAACCATTTTTGATCATCTGGAGTATCTCTCTTCATCATTTTACGACATGTATAGAAACATCCATTAGCATCAACATGAAGTCTATACTCCCTTGAATAATTATAATACCTTTCAAAAATTCTATTTTCTAGATTTACTCCCAATCTTAAGTAATTTCTTATTTCTTCAATTGTATTGAGTATTGTATTACCCTGACCTCTACTACCATATAATGATTTGGCAACCAATGGTATTGGCATGTCATCTATATTTACGGATTCATTGTTTGTTTGTAAAACAAATTGTTCTAGATTACCAGAAGCTTTATACCAATCTGCTGTTTTTACATTATCTCTTGTAAAACAATTTTTCATTCTTAGCTTACTACTACTGTTTCTAACAGCTTCAATTGTATTAAGCTCTATTCTATCACCATTGTTTGTTACGCTATCTTTGATATCTGTAGTACTACCCAATCTTACAACTGACTTAAATGGTAACAATTGTAAATTTTTATGTCTTCTTCTAAGACATGAATGAGAGGGATGTCTAGTAAAGATAGTAGGTCTAAAGTTTGTATATTTTTTCATTGAATTCTTTTATTAATTTTTCTTTTGTGTATATTCTTTCATTAAATATGGAACCATAATTTTCGTTACTTTTATTGGGATCAAAAAAATATATATAATCTTTAGCCATTAAAGTTCTATTTTTAATTACAGGTTTATTTATATCGTTACAAAGTCTTATTATACATTGCTTTTCTCTTATAAGCTCTCTTACATATCTATTATATTGTCTAGTTCTAAACTTTGGATAATATGACTTAATTAATTTATATAAACCAGAAAGAGATCTAGCATAAAATTCACTTTTTATCTTTGTGCAATTTTTATTTTTATATGTTGCATATCTTCCGTTTCTACTGTATTGATTCAATAAAAACTTATGTAACAATTCTTTTGCTGTAGAATGTTTAAAGTTGAAATGCTCTTGTATGATCTGCATAATCTCCTGATTCAATTAATGTTTTGCCTTCTTTATCACCAAAGTAAATAGATGCTTCAATTTCTTCTCCATCATCAAGCTCAACTTGTATTGGAGTTCTTTTATACCATGATCCCTCATGATCATTTGGGTTATATCCCTCAAGCCCATCTACCGTAGGTAACTGTTCTGGAGTAACTGAATATACTTCTACCCTTACTTTACTTACTGCTTCGTCTTTTTTTACAAAAGGGATTCCATTTGCTGTAAGTTTATATTTTTCTTTTGTCCATCCAGCAGATATAAGTTTGGAATCACCTAAAAATCGATGGTTTCCAAAATTACTTCTAAGTGTTCCATATACACAAATTAATGTATTATCATTTTCTTTATTCATTTCTTTAAATATTTGTTTTAGAGTTTAATATTGTTTTTGCTAGATTTTTGTCATAATTATCAACAAGTTCAGAAAAATCCTTTGATTTATATACCTCTGAAAGACATACATTTCTTAAAGAATATTCTTTACATATTTCTTGGGCACTTAACTGTCCCCAATTTTCTTCTTTATCATAATCATTATCAAAGAATACAAATATATTATCAAATCTAAGTTTTAGTTGGTCTATAATATTATCTTTTGGCTTTGCTTTCTCATTTTGCAAAGAGATTGCTGGAATACCTGTTGTATTAATAATTGACATCACATCTTTTAGTGATTTTGTAATTATTAATTTACTACCAGATTTAGGTAGTTGAGTCCATCCTTGCCATACTGAATTATCACTATTTGTAAACCATTTATATTCACTGTAAGGTTGATATATTTTTAGTGTTTGAACACTATCTTTCCATTCTGTATATACGTATGCATGCTTGTCCGCAGCTATAGGCTTTTTATTTAGGAATATATATTTTATAGGGCTTACATTATAATCTTTTAATATCTTCAGATCAATATTGAATTTTGACCAATAATCAATATCATGCTTTTCCCAAGATCTTCTATTGACTTGTATCTCGCATTTTTCCTTTCTTGATATTTTTATTTTTCTTTTTCTCTGTTTTACTTTTTTATTACTATCTGAATCAAGATCTTCATTACATTTAAATCTTTTATGTAATCCAAAATCAATAGCTATTCTACTATATACATCATACCATCTGGTATATTGAAACAATTCTTTTACAAATTTGAAACAATCACCTCCACCCTTTACAAAATCATTATATATTATATAACCTTCTTTAGATTCAAAAAATCCAAAAGATGGTGTTTTATCATCTCTAAATGGTGATGACATAACTGATCCTATTTTGATTTTATGGGTGTTCATGTAATATGTATATATTGACTCATCAAGTATATTATCTCTTATTACATCTCTTGTAATTAAGGGTTTTATTATACATTCATTTATATCTACCATTTTTAAGTTTATTAAAAAAAGGGGACTTTTACATCCCCTTCATTTACTGTAAAATTTTTAACTACTAAAAGAAGTCATCATTATCAACCTCTTCTTTAACTTCCTCATTTGGTGAAGTACTTCCAAATACATCATCACTTTGAGTGTTGCTATCAGGTTGAGGTCTGGACATTACATCATTATATTGAGCTTTTTCTGGATCAGAACTAGCTACTGGCTTAAGTCTGGTTGTATTCTCATCCTTATTGGCATTTTCAATAAAGTTAATACCTCTAAGAGTCAAATACTGTTTCGGATAAGCTTCATTACCATAGGCAACAAAAATGTTTACCTTATTTCCTTTACTTGCACCTTCATGGATTTTCTTCATTAGAAAATCGGTTGCTTCTTTATAATCTGGAAATTTGGGAAATTCTACACCCACTGTTTCTGGATTTACGGCATGAACAATATTTATAATTCTACCAAGTTTAAATTTAGGACTGTTGTCTCCTTCTTTAATATAGTAAAATCCTTCATTCATTTCACCATTTTCATCCTTGAAAAATACTTTATAATCAGGTGAATTAGGTTTATCCTCTGCTGATTTCTTTTTTACGGATACTGATACGTCTGTTACACGACCTGCATCTCCATTGTTAAAAATCTTTACTTCTTTTTCTTCACCGTTAGATGAAAATTCATTTAAATCAATCATTTATTATTTTTTTATAAGTTAAATTAATGACATTGCTAACTTATCTTACTAAATCTAATAAAAATTAATCTACATAATCTCGTATAGCATTATTAATTGCTTGGAGATCATTATCTACATACATTTCACTAAACATATCAATAGGAGTCTTACAACTATCAGTTCCATCAGTTTCGGTTTTGAACCTATAACTTGTAGGTTGACCTGGTTCTTTGATTGCATCTGCATAAAGAACTATTGAACTAAAACTTTCTGGTACAAATCTTTTGATCATTTGACCCTGTACTGCTATTCTTTGATTTAATGTTCCCATATCATCATAGTGCTTTTCTGGGTGACACATAAAATAGACGATAATATCATCTCTCATTGTATCATTGACAAAATTAATAAGCTTATACTGTTGAGCAGCCATGTTAGCCCATGCTTGCATACCATTTTTAGCATTTCTAAATTCATTGCTCATTACTGCGTCAGTCATGATTCTTGACCATGTATCTACTACAACAGTTTTAATAGACTCATTATCACTTGCTTCTTTTAGTTTTCCAACTACCTGTCTTATGTCTGAAGTTTGTATATAGTTGCCTTTTTCTTCATTATAAATTTCTTTATATTTTCTGAATGGAAGGGCTTTTTGATCCGTATTTACGATTACGGTTTCGTCAGGGTTTAATGTCCTGAGACTTGTTGATTTACCAGATCCTGATTCACCAACAACAAATACTAAATGTGCCATTTTATATTTTAATAAGTTAAGTTGACACTGCTGACTTATTAAAATTTACTTAAGCTTTTTTGATAATTAATTCAGTTAATTTTTTAATTCTTTCATCCGAAGTCAATTCTGAATTTTCAATTAATTTAATTATATTGAATGTTTTATATTCTTCTTCATTAAAGATATCAGAATTACTTTCTCTAATGTAAGAAAGTTTATTGTTCATTGAATCAATTTCTTCAACTAAATTATCTTTTTGTTCAGTTAAATTATTTAACTCTTCAACCAAATCATTTTCTGTTACCATATCAGGTACAGAAAACTGAGAATATTCTATAGTATTACCACCTGGTATACCTCTTTCCATTGATCTAATACCAACACGTGCATTTTCATCTATTTTAAAAGAATCACCTGTATTTCCATAATTATGACCATTTGCATTATTAAGTATTGTTAGTACTTTACCTGTCAAATATTCTTTGATTTTAGCAGGAGTATTTAATTTTCTTTTTCTTATTACGTCTGTAAATTTTGTTCCCATTGTTTTTTATTTATTATAAGCCAACATTTCTGCTGGAATTCTTGGATATGATTTATAATTTGATAAATTAAAATCTTTTATTCTAAAACAATCCAATAAAGAATCCAAGCTATTATCTTTTGAAGATATTGCTGGTTTATTTCCTTTATTATAATTATCTATAAGACTAGGTATATGATCCATAATCGATAAATCACATTTACCATACTTATCAACATCCCTACTTAATTGCTCTTTAACGGCATTAAGATGAGGCTCATAGATATGGACGTTGCTAAAATCACCTATAATACCTTTTGGGACCATGTTAGTCATCTTACCTATGATCTGTGCTAAAAGTGCATAAGAAGCAATGTTAAAGGGTAACATTTTATTCCATAAAGTGCGTAACTACTTTATGCGTTTAATTAATTTTAATAACTTTATTACAATACACACATAAAGTATGTACATATATTTCTCTATTAGGTCTATTATTTATTTTTTCACAATGTTCAATATGTTTTTTCAAACTATCAGAACATTTCATAATATCTGTACTTTTTATAAACAATGTTTTGCCATTTTTAGTATAACTAATTTTAGCTAATACTTGTTGTGATATTTTGTGATTAAAAAATATAATATCTCCTATATTTAAATTGTTATTGTTAAAATCTTTTATTTTCATAATATTTATTAATTAAACTGCTGCATATTACTATGCAGATTAGACTATATCTTCACTCATTTCTGAGGTCTACCGTTTCCACTCACTTGAATGTACGTTCACAATGAACTAGTCGTTGCGCATTTATTTATATTTATATTTATTAAATTTAACATTTTTACTATTTATCCTATAATAAATAGTTGATGATGGTATTTTTAATTGTCTAGAAGCTTCATTTAAAGATTTATACTCTATATTATTTATAATAATAGGTTTTTCTTGACCATTATTACATTTACCTAGATGAGCTATTCTTAATTTTTCTTTAGTTTCTATACTGTGTTTTTTACCATAAAAAGAATTATTTCTACCTTTTCTATTTGTACATTTAATACAGGCTTTAGAGCTACTATTAATTCTTGTACCACATTTACAATAAGTTAATCCACCTTTCCAATTAGGGTTGTTACTTCCTATGTAAGATTTAGTTCTTTTAGGTGCTTTTAATAAAGCTTCAGTAGTTTTTTTTATAATCTCAGCTCTATTAGGATGATTAAATATTAAATCACCACCTGTAGCCATTTTTGAAATATTATAAGTATCCTTAAAATCAATAACATTATCAAATAGATATTGTTCTCTCTCAAGATAATTATAACAAGTTTCAATAATTATAAATTCAAAATTGTCTTCTGAATATTTATTAAAAGCTCTTTGTAAATGAATAGAATGATGTTTATTCTTTCTTAATTCATTAAAATGTTTTAATTTTCTAACATGGCAGTTTTTACTACTACCAATATAGAATTTCCCGTTAATTCTATTACGAATTATATAAATGTATCCTTTCATAGATACAAATATACAACAGATTAAATGGAATACCAAATAATATGTCAACTAATTTATAATAAATTTAATTATAAAATTTAGCACAGGATTATCCCCAGCTTAATCTGGTAGGACTTTCCCTGTTTAGATAGATTTAACCTCAGCTTACATTTTACCGAGGAAAGTGTCCACACTATGTTGATGCCATTTTAAAGTGAATTTATATCTAGATATATTCTTGTTAGGATTAGGATTTTTAAAGTCCATATCACTAACAGATTTACCTTCCCATAATTTCATTATTAATTCTGTTCTAGATAATGGCTCAACTAATATCTCAAAACTCCAATGACAAGGTGTTAATGCACATTGATCTTTTTCTGCTGGATTCCAAAAAGTTACTGTTTTCTTAGTAGCCATTGGATTACTTTTAAGAGTATTAATAAGTTCTGAAAATTGGTCTAATGTAGGTGATATACCATCTGATTTTCCTTCATCTGACCAACTTCTCAATTGAGCACCATATCCTCTACCTATATTTCCTATTTCTGGAAAATGTTTTAGTTTTGATATATAATTTTCTACTCTCATTGTAGGTTTATTATTTTGTTTTTTATACCAATAATTAAAAGCATCTTTACTCCAAATGTTAATATCATTATCTACAAGATATTTAATATTTTGTTCCCCTCTTAAAATCCATAACAACTCTCCTACAACACCTTTCCAATATAACTGTTTAGTAGTTATTGCGGGAAAACCATCATTAAAATTGTGTACAATCTTATAATCTGGTATTTGAAGCCTATATACACCTTTACGATTTGGGTCTTCATATCTAAATCCATCATCTAGGATGTGTTGTAGTAATTTGTGATATTTTTTATCTATAAAAGCCATTTATTTTTTGTATTTTTTACGTTTATCATTTTTATTTTTTCATCTATTTTACTCATTTTTTCTTTTTAAATGCGCTTCTATTTTTCTTAGTTCGGTAGTAATTCTAGCACAGATTTCATATTCTTTTCTGTCACTATATTTTCTTATTTCAGATTTTAATTGTGCTATTCTACCTTCGAGATTTATTTTTCTAACTATACTCTTTTTTCTTGAATTGAATACAGAAGTAGCTATTGTAATAGTCTCTTCCCAATTCAAAGTTTCGTCAAAAGAACTATATTCTCTTTTTATTACGGTATATGGAATTTCTTTACCATCAATTTCCGTAATTGAATGTCTTAAAGAGCCTTTTTCCAATAAATCACTGTTATCTTCAAAAAAACTCTTTGTTGTATTCTCGTTAGAAATTGATTCAGTATCAATTTCAACATCTATTAACTGTTCAGCTCTAAACATATTTTTATTTTATCAATCTCTAGTCATTATGACTGAAATCTTTTTTATTAAACTTCATATTTTCATTATTTTAAAAATTTACGATAGACTTTAGCTATCTCTAATTTGTCATCAGGCTTTGGTAATTCCATAAAATAGTTTACTGCTCCATCAAAATATAATGGACATAATGAATTACCACCACCTTCACGTGATGCAAGTATTTCTAAGAATCTTATTTTATCTTTAAAGTGTAGTATATTGTATCCATCTTTTTCTGGATATGTTTTTATACTATGTCTAAAAGGACTAAACAAGCCTAATATTACATCTGCATCACGCTGTGTAAGTTTATTGTCAGCAAGACCATCAAGACTAGGTTTTAACCTACTAGCCTTCATGTTTTCTATACTTTCTTGTGCTGCTGATTGCTGTTGTATTACTACTGGTGAAAAATTAAACCTATTTCTAAGTTTGACCAAATAGTCAGAAGAAAGTTTTGTTATTGATTCATGTAGATTTCTATGCTCTTTTTCTTTGGATATTAAAGAGATGTGATCTATAATAATTATAACATATTCTTCTGGATCATGAGGTTCATAATAGTCAAATATTTCATTTTCACTACTCTCACCAGTTTTTGAATCAGTAAATACTTTTGTTTTATAATGTGTTACACCATTTCTATTGGCATAATCTTCCATAAATTTATAGATACCATATGGATTTTTAATATTATCAATGAACGTTACCGTTTTATCAAATTGATTAAAATATTCATCATAACCATCTATTTTATCAAGTACTTCCTGTTCTACAGCTCCTTTTACACTACGTAAACTTACTGGGTCTATTCTTACTTCTCCCCTTGTATCCATGTAAAGCTTGTTTGAGATTGCCTGTCTCAATTTTTGCTCTGCACTCATTTCCAGAGAGAAATAAAATATTTTTAATTTGGTATTATCATTTTTTTGTACATATCTTAAAGGATTGTACATAAACAAATGATCTGCTATTTGTGATTTCTCTTTGTTACCTTATTTCTAAGGGTTAAGTCATTTCTGCTTAACTCTACAATTTAATATTAATTAAAACTCATCATCTTCTTCTTCTTGGTCAACTTCATCATTGTTATTACCTTTTTCAAGATTAAAAACATATATGATAATTTCATTACCTGAATTAGGATTATGTACTCTAGAAGTAGATACGTTAAATGTTTCCATTACCTCGTTAATATCTTCAAATCTATTACAATTTGTATTTGTTGAAGCAAGTATTGCACCTCTACCACAGTCATTAAACATTCCCAATAATATCTTTGAATAGATTCTATTGGTTATTTGTCTAATTTCATCGTTGGTAAGTTTTATATTTTCATCTAATCTATTGTTAACCCTAATAATTTGATGACAAATATTATTATAACAAGCAGTTATGTTATTAATTTGCGAAACACCACAGCTCATATTAAGTCTTTCATTATAATTACCCATAGTATTATGAGTAATTTCAATTATATCATTATCACTAACTCTAATTGAATATGATCTATCTCCATTATATTGAATCTCATTAAGTATTCTATCAAATGGATATTTTTCAATTACAGGCTCTTCTACTACATCTTCAAAAAGATTTGTACCATATCTACTATTCAGGTTACGATCGTTTCTCAGAAGATATCTATTTTCATTCTGTGGATCTATTTCTACTTCATACTCATTACCTACTGTGAGGTTGTAATTTCTCGCATCTACGCAAGTTACTATTTTTGACATTGTTTTGTTTTTTAATTAATTTTTATTTTTGTAGTTCGGACTTTCCCTTCATCTTATTTACACCAATCTCCACCACAACAAGATGATCCTGTTGGACATGAATTTTTAATAAGATGTTCCTTTGAAGTCTCTACACCGTTTTGAAATATAGTAATTTCTGCTGCTAATTTACCAGAATTTAAATTTTTCATTAAAAGTTTATTTTTAATTTTATTTAAAAAATTATTATATTCATCAATTGACGGCACGGGATTGCCATTATTCTTTGTATTTTTCATAAATAAGTTTTATTCTTCTTTCTGTTATATATTTCCATGATTTGATCTTTTTTTCAAAATTAATATCTGATACTCTAGATTTAAAAAAACCATTTACATAATCTTTTTTCTCATTTACTTTAAAAGATTTCATTACCTTACATACACCTTCACAAAAAGAATGATTATAATTATAGACTCTTGTTGCATTTTTAAATACGTATAATATATACGAAATTGTTAAGAGCTCTACTTTAGTGTAGCCTTTTAATTTCTTTATCTTATTATAATAATGTACTACATGTTCAAATCCATGTGTTGTATCTCCCCATATATATCTTATACACATTCCAGTAATTATATAATCTGATTTTCTAAATCCAGGTTTAACATCAACAATTATTTCATTTCTTTTTGTTTTGATATCACCTATTGGTAATTTCATCTTTTTCAAATCTTTTATATAGTCAAGAGATTGGGACATATTTTTGTTGTATAAATCCTTTCCTTGTATCAATATTGATCTTTCACCTTTTTTAAAGGGTCTTGAACAAGATGTATTAAAATCTGCAAAACAAGCTTGATCTGTTTTTTTTATTTTATCTATTATATAACTTGAAGCCATATTTATTTTTTTTTAATAATGGGTTTCCCCGTTTAATTATATACTATTATTTTTTGGGTATATAATCATTAAACAATTTTAATAACATTTTATTATTTCTTCTATACACTTTTTCAAAAGATTCAATACTTTTAAATGTATTTACATTAACTCCTTTTGATAAACTTTTGAATAAATTAAGTGATTCTTCTTTATTTTTAATACCATTGGTAAAATCACCTAAAATATTTGAAATATTTATACAGTGATTAAGTGATGTTATTTTTTTAATATCATTACTAATCAGTCTACAATGATATATAACAGACTTGTTATTTATTATATTTTCTATACTTTTTTTATCAATTAAATTATTAAATCTCAAAACACATCTATAACTACAATTATCAGGATTTTTACCTTTATCTTTATCCTTAGAGTTTAAAAAGTACAAAAAGTTATTATACATATGATAGTCAGGAAGATATTCTCTATAGCATTTTACACTTCTTAAATCAGTAAATGCATATTCTTTTGTGTTTTCCATAATACTTATCATAAAAAGACAATATAAAAGATTCTTTTTTCTCTTTGAACTATAGTCCATTGATTTTCTTAAATATTCTCTTCCTGATAAATAACATGAGCATCTTATAAATCTAATAAGTAGGATTTTTTTCATAATAGTATCACATTCTATAGTATACATATTATATTCACTTTTATCTATTTTAAATAAATGGGATAACTTATCAAGAAGCTCTTTAAGTACAGGTATTTCTGATATTTCAACATTTTTATTTTCATTTGAACTTCTTATTTCAAATTTAAATATATGTTTATTAGAATCGTAGGTACCTCTTGCAAATACTCCATCCCAACATTGAAGTCCTCTTTGATTATTTGAATTCGTTATATTTGTTGAGTTGGACTTGTTGTTGGAATACACTGTAAGAATGTATTGCTCTTTTAATTTTTGTGACATTGTTTTGTTTAAATTGTTTAAATTCGGAATTATTCAATATGTATTACTACATAAGGTGGCAAATCTGTTTACCAACTTTACTATTTGCAGTAACAAGATAATATTTACCCTGTTCTATACCAGCTAGTGATTCTTCAAAACGAGGCATCCCAAAAGGAATACAATTGCTTTTACCACTTATTGATCTTTCTCTTCTTTGAGCTAGATCTCATCTTACTCTATTGAATAATGTTTTTTCCATTATTTTATTTTATTAATTATATATATTTGAGGTTTAACTATCGTTTTTTTGTTAACACCCATTTTTCTGTGTACTTGTTTTTTAATATCTTTAAACTGATCTTGCGGATCAGCTTTTTCAGAAGACATTTCAAACATGTCTTCATTAACTAATACTTTCCATTTCGTCATTTTTATCTATTTCAATTCGGTTCTCCAATCGGAGTTTTCTGGTTCTTTTCTTGCTTGTTCAATCCATATTTCAAGTTCGGATGTTTCCTCACCTCTAAAATTTTGTTTGTATATAAAATAATCAGCACGTTTAATATATTTAAAGTTATTATTAAAACTTTCTATATATAATTTTGTTGCTTTGATTATTTCATCAAAGTCTACGTCTGTATTTGTTTCAAGAAATCTTTCAAGTTTCTTTTTTACGGATTGTAAATTACCCATAGAACCAACACGGATATCTTTAAATAGTAGTCTATATTCTTTAGTATAGTCTTCCATCTTTTCATCTTTTTGTTTATCAATTTTTATTGTAACAAAAAGTTTTACTACTTTTTCACCTTTATCTCTTAAATATACACCTGTTTTATCAGATACCAAATATTCTTTTTCAATCAAATCATTGATATATACTTTATTTAAGTCATAGTCAAAATATATTTTTTTTGAACTAAGATATATTTTAATTAAACACATTATTTGGTTTATATTTATATTTAGGATTTTAAGGTCTTTAAAGTTAAATGATACGTTTTCTATATCTCATGTATTCATATTTTTATTGTTAATAATCTAGTTCATCATCGTCTTCTACTACAACCATTCCTTCTTCATCACACAATGTACATTCTTTATAATGCAATCCTTTTGTCTTACCAGATACTTTTTCTGTCATATACTTTTTTTCTCCAAAGCATTGTGGACAAATATCTTTTTCTACTTCCATATTATTTCAATTTAGATTGCTTAAACTTCTTAAATCCAGATGTAATATGATAAGATTTATCATTTCTACCAGCTCTAAATGCTTGTTCTAAAGCTTCATCATCCGCTGTTATAGTCATAAGTTCATTTTTAACACCTTCTTTTTCAAATCTACGTTTATAATCATTATCATGATGATTTCTAATATGTACATGCCATTGATAATTGTTTCCATAACCAATAGGTATTTTTAAAACAGATAAAACATCAAATTTTTCTTTCAGTTTATTTACTGTAAACTTATTAGTTACATGAGCCATTACAACTCTCATTGAAGTTTTTTTAGATAATATCTCTTCTATGATATTTAATTTATTATTAAAATCTCTAGGTGACATATTAACATATTCAAGTGTTCCAAACTTACAATTGTCGCTTGATCTGTTAAATTTAACATAACTACCTGTTTTGTTACATCTATAATTACCAGCGTTGTCAGCTTTTATTGTATTTATTATTTCTTTTTCATTCATTATTTATTTTCAATTACGTTAATAATTTTATTTACTTCTCTTAAATAATAATCATAATTAATATTATAATTATCTTTTTCTTCAAATTTATTAAATACTATTGCATCATAACCAGCTTCTATACTTGATTCTCTATCACCTTCATCAACTTCATTAAATATGTTGATCTGATAGGTTGGTGTTTTATCTGGTAATGGTGGTAATTGTTTAACAAGCATATCACCATCTTCTGATATATAATATCTTGTTACTTTACCTAATTTATGATCTTCAGGCTGATAGTCTTTTACAACTCTTCTAATTAACTTGTTTTGACCTGTCATTTTTACACCAAGACAAAAATCATGTATTCCATAATTTTTTGCAAAAGTATAATCACCATTTTTTAAATGTTCTGTAATAGTACTATTAGGCTCAATATTATTAATAAAATAATTAGCAAGAGCAATAGGTATAATCCTTTTACTATGGTTTTTATTATAATCTTTATCAATTTCAAATACGCCTTTATATTTAATTTTTCCATCTATTGATTGGCTCATATAGTTATTTACATCTCTTATAATCATTTGATTATAAACAGCATATTCCATAACTAATTCTGTTTTCTTTTCCCAAGAATTTACTATGGTCTTCATATAATCAACTTTATCACGATCAATTATAAAAGTAAAACCATCAGTATTTGACTGAAGGAATTCTATATTACCTATTTTACTGTTAATCTTTTCCATTAACATAGCTAATAATAGTTGACCATTCAGTGTAATACTAAGTAGGCATTTAGGATCATATAAGAAACTATATACACTATTCATTTTACCAAATGAACCATTAAGCATTAATTTACATGCTAAGTTACGTGGATCTGATTTAGGGAATGTTTTCCTAAGTTCATATATACTACTATATATCTTACTAAAAGCTTTTCCTAAGTGTTGAGGTCTAAAGTTATTGTTGATAGCTAAGTTAGGATAATAACTAGCAACATCAATATCTATTATGACCCTATTATTGTCACTTTTATATACACCAGCATTTGTACAGCCATGAATACCACCTTGACCAAAATCATTGTTAATATTACCAATCTTACCTGTAAACTTAAAATCACCTTTGGTATCTTTAGCTACATAATTTTTAAATCCATTTAATACACCTTGCATTTCAAATGTATCAAATTTAATATAGTCAAGTATTATTTCTTCAAATTTAATCTCTCTACGATAGGTACGCTTGTCTTTAAGCTCTTTTTTATCTATATTCATCTCTTTAGACAATAAGTCTAAAAAGATTTCACTACCAATCTTGGGATCATTGGCATTGGTGAGGTCTAAACCATATTCATTTGATAACTGTAATCTTAATTTAATTGCATTTTCACATTTTTCATAAAATAAATGTGTAGCATTGACATCGTGTTCACAATATGAAATGATTTCATCCATCATTTCTCTTGTTAAATTAATATCAGGTAGGTAAGGTAAGTCACGAATGTCATTCATTCGCATTGCATACTCTAGCCATTTAAGAGACGTTCTACGTGCTTTGTTATCAAAATGATTAATCTTAAACAGATCTATTTGAGGTATTTTTACTTCATTTTGCCATATAGCTGAATATTCAGCCTCAATAATATTTTGGGCTTCATAATATATTTCTTCTGATGTTCATCTTCGCTTACGTCTAAGTATTGTATTATGTAATACAGGATAATCAAAGTTTATATTATTATAACCAATAAGGGTAATGTTTCGTTGTTCCAAAAATCTGTACAACCCTTTAATGTCAGATTTAAATCTAGATATTTCATATCTTTTGAACTCTCCTGTTTCTATATTTTTAAATACAGCTAAAAACATATCAAAGTAAGTTTCTAAATCAAACACCCAATATTTTATATTATTCATAGTATATAAATTTAGTAGGTTTTTTAAAATATTTACCTTTTTGTTTATATGCTATTTTTTTACCTATGTAATAATCAAAAGCATTAGGTTTTATACCAAAATAAAATGCAGCTTCTTTACAAGAATCAAATATTTTAATTAATTTTTCATTAACATAATAAGCTATTTTTTTTCTTCTTTGTTGTTGAATTTGATCAAGATTTTCAGGCTTTTTACCTTTTTTAGATAATGAAAGTTTGTTTTTAGTTTTTTTACTAGTTATATTTGAAGATTTAATACCTCTTCTATTAGATTTAAAAGATAAAGACTGATTATATAAACTATTCCATTTTCTACTTTTTATATAATATTCTTCTTTTTCTTTTAAAGATTCAACATCGCAATATTCAAGTATTTTAAATCTTAAACAATTATTATTGTTATTATAATCATTTTGTAAAAATGTATTATTATTTTTATTTTTAATAAGTTTAGACTTATGATTTATTAATCTTTGATATAAATCTTGAGATTGCCCTATATAAGACATATTATTACTGGTATTTATAATTTCGTATATCCCAGATTTCCTTTTTATATTATTTAATTTTATTTCATTTATTGTTCAGTATTTCATTGTTATTTTTTTTATTGTAAGGTCTAACAAAAACCTACTCCCATAAGAAGTAGATCTTTGTTTTAATCTTTGCTGTAATGCATGTTTATCCCTATTTTATTTGGATTTTTTTCAGTAGGTTCTATATTTGAAATATGAATATTCTTATATCTTTTAAATATCTTATCCAATCTTTCAAAAGTTCTGTTCTTATAAGAACGATTTAACTGATTATCATCAAGTTCAGCATATACATTAATCATTTGATTACTACCATAATCAGATAGCCATGAATATACTTCAAACTTATATAATAAAGGCATTACATTACTGATTATTTTAACTATGGCTTCCATAGTTCCATTTAACTCTATTGAGTCAACATCTGCATCTTTGGTGTCCACCATTGAAATAATTCTTTTTTTGTTTGTTTGCTTTCTACATTTTGTAAAGCTTTAAATGCAGCATTTTTTCTTGCTACATCATTGTTTGGAACATCTGAAGATAGTAATCTAACTGATCCCTTTGAAACAACATTGTTTTCTTGATCAATTATTTTACAAATTGTTCTTTTTGTAGTACCAACATTTTGATTGGCTACATCTTCTTCTCTTGAGGTAAATCTAATTGTATTATTACCTACTTGTACTCCTGATTTAAATAATTTTGACATTTTGTTTATTTTATAATATTAACTATATAAGAGACAGCTTGAATATCATGTTTGATACCATTCAAATTTGACATAAACTGTTTGGCATGTATTTTTTTATCGTTTTGAGAAAACAAAGATTCTTTTCTTAACGGTATAGTCTGTTTTGACTTGTCATCTTTTTTAAAAGTGACTGTTGCACTAAGATTATTGAATTCATCTTTAACCAAAGCTTTTACTTTGTTAAAATTTGATATTGCTATGTTCTTTTTTCTATTTTTCATTTAATTATTTACTGTTAATAGTGAATTACATCTAAAATTGGGATTCACTAATTGATTAAATATACCGCATTTTATTGATAGTTCCCCACGTGCGTATGCACAATTTTTACAACTGTTTACATTATCCATGAAAGAATTTCTGTATCCACTGCTCATTAATGCTTTTAATGAATGTTCATGCATTGAGTTTTTTCTACTCGGAAGAAGTATCATTTCTTGTTGAGGAGTTTCCTCTTCTTCAACATTATTGTCTATGTGTAGCATTGCTGCTTCTGCTAATCCCATATAATCTACATATTTAAATCAAAAGTGACGGTAAGTAAAATATTATCTTCACTTTTATTACCTATTGATTGAACAAATACATTTCCAATATTGTTGTCATCCTTTCTAAAATTATCATTCAACATTTTTTTACTACGCATCATATTGAACTTTTTACTTGGACTTATAGGTGCGTTATATCTATAATCAACAGAAAACATATTTATTTTACTTTTGTCATTTATTGATTCAGTATCTACACTCCTACTGTCATCTCCACACACCATTTGTAATATATGCAAATTTTTATTTAATATTTTTTCTATTTTTTCATTCATTTTCATTTAAATTTAACATTATAATAACAACGTAACCATAATATCTTACAAGTATGAACTTGTTTTAGAGAAAATAGGATAGAGAGATCCTTAGATATTATGGTTAATAAACGTTGTTACTGTACACTAATTGTTTTAAAGACCAAAGGTTAGAGTCTATCTACTATATTTATTATCATTAGTGTTTCTAACATAATATTTAATTAAACATTGCATTAATACCCGTTAATGGCATTGCTGTTATAGCCATACCTTTTCTACTAGTTGTACTACTTGCAATTACTCTAGTGCATCTAGGTCTTGTACCTACTTGTTTTAGTGATTGTACAGTGTGTTGTTTTTTTCTTTTTAAGTATGCATTTAAAGTTACTTGTGATTGATTTTGATTCATGGTTAAAAATTTAAATTGTTAGTGATTAATTATTAATATTAAGTGTCTATGCTGGATTTGAACCAGCGTCCTACAGTCTAAGACGTCATTCAAGCCGCTATATTGATTATATTAAATAAATAAGATAATCAAGTGTCTTGACCCTATATTCTATACTGTTACTCTACCTGACTGAGCTAATAGACACTCAATAAAGTATTTAAAAAAGGGTACTATAAGAATATAATACCCTTTATAAATTGCAATTTTATTTACTTTTGTACACAACCTACCCAGATCTATAAAAGTAATAAAAACTCTGGATGTTTTACTAGTGGAGCTGGCGAGCAATAGTTTATAATTAAATATATCATACAGCTTCACTAATAGCTCAATAGGCTATACCTATCTCTTACTACTTCGGGTCTTGTGGGTTACACTCAAGGTTTCTGTGATATATTTACGCATAAGATTACTACAAACCTTTTTTCATCTATTGGTATTATGCTACCATTGCTAAGTCCCACTCTGTATCTAGTACAGTTTGAGTATTAAGAATGTTGTGAGCAACACTCATATTAGCTTCTACTTGTGCAGTTTCCTGCGTTTGATTGTTTCCATTTAAAGAAATTCACCTTCAGTATTTTAAGTGTCCACACACTACTGTTTATTATTATTTCAAATGCGGTCAAAACCTGTCAGCCCCATATTAAATTATATTCAGTTATATTTAAGAGATTGCAACAACTCTTCTATACTATCTTGAATATCATCTATTTTGTTGTTAATTTTATTAAGTAATGATTTCATTATCTTAAGATTCTTGTACTTCTCTATATTTTCTGTTCAGAGCCAGCATTATTTCTGGGTTGAGATATGTATTGTGAGACTTGATAGTTTCTTCAAGTTTCTCTAATTGTGTTTCTTTAGACATAGTGGTTAAATTAAAAAAAAATCCTCTATCATTATCAATAGAGGATTTTCCATGTTTATTTACTTTTATATTCTAATTACTACTTACAGTATTCCTAAACCAATTACTAAGTGGTGGATAATATTCCTCCATCATAGATTGTTTTGTAGATTTAAGTTGTTTACTGGTATTTGATATTATATTGGTACTATTATTTTTATATTCATTTAATACTAATTGCCTAATAGTATTAACCTCCTGTAAAACAACAGCTTTAATATCATTTGTAATAATCTGTTTTACATCAGATATCTGATTGTTTACAACAGTTTTAACACCATCTACTGATGTTAGTTGCTGTAGATCATCTACTGATGTAAGCTCTGTATCAACTGACTTTTGGTCATCAACAGTTTGTGCAGTCATACCAATTGATAGTATGAGAATACACATAAAAAAGAATTTTTTCATTTTTGTATTATTTAAGTTAATTTATTGTTTCGTTATTTATTTATATTAATTATGTTTAATCATAACCTAACTAGGTCCTCTAATAGTATTCATACTCTTCAGTTTTAAATTAATAATTTATATATATATAATGCATCTCACATCAAAGGCTGTTCATAAACTAGCTTAATTAGATTCTTTGTCAATTTTACCTTTAGTAAATCCTCTATTATACCCATCAGTATAACTTGTATCAGATTCATTAATGTTAGGTATAGGTGCTATTGGTACAATTGGTTCAATACAATTGTTTATCTCATAACACCAACCATTTTTATAACCATCATTAAATCCTTTTTCAAATTTAGTAGTTGTAGCTATAAAACTAAATGATACTACTATTAATAATGTAATTAGTAAATTTTTCATTTGTTAAATTTAAATATTAATATTATTGCAGCTATAATTAATAGATATAATCCATTATCTATAGGTACATTATCTACATCCTTACAATTAGGATTATTTGGTCTACTTTCACACCAACAAGGTGTAAATGGTTCTCTACACGGTTCTGGTGGTTGTTTCATTATAAATTATTTAAACAATCAAATCCAACCTGACTACTTACAGCTGTTGCAGACTCTATATATTTACTTAGAGACACTTTATCTTTAAATGTATATATACTGTCATTTGATTCTATGACTACCGTTAAACCTTGGATATGATATATTTCCGCAGGTGTATAGATACTTAAATTGGTTTCGTATTTCTTTCTTGATTCAGTGTAACCTATTGTATAAAATATCCATATTATAAATAAAATGGTTCCTATTAAATATAATAGGTTTAATAATTTGTTTTTCATGATTTTGTGGTTATTCTATTATTTTATGATAGTCTCTCTATCATTATATGATATTTTAATATAGTGTATATGTTTTTTTGATATACTCTATATGATTTTTTGATAGTGTAGTTAATTATTATTGTCTGACATTAAAAATATCAATACTATTACTATAATAATTATCCATATTAATCCTCCCATGTTGTTGATTTTAAAGGGTTTATGATAAAATAATATACACTCTATTATTTTTTAATATACTCTATACTATTAAATAGTATACCTACTACTTTAAATTAATATAAAATAGTTTGTTAATTACTAGGAATTGTCATAAATAAATTGTATCTTTGTGTTATAAGATGACAAGATACAACGAGTTGTCCTCCTCTTTTTTCGTGCGTTGTTAAAATAAATGTATTTTGATAGGATGGGTGTATTATAAAGTAGGGAAACTATAACTTTTAACTGCTCTCATTGTTAGTTATTATAAAAACCCTAGATTGACCATAACGGTTTCTCTAGGGTTTTCTGATTAACCACTAATCATTATTTTTCTTTATAGTTTACTTTTATACATGATATCTAAGTCATGTCTGTTATTATCATTGAACAATGGTAGTATTTCACGCTGTTCAACCTCTTGAGGTGTCATTTTAATGACTTTACCTGTAAGTAGTCTACCGTATCTATCACGTTTATTACCTACTTTACAGTTCAATACTGGATATTTGACTCTCATGCTGAATGTTTTTTGATTAATCTATTTAAATATTTTATCTTAGGTGTTTTTGATTTTAATTTAAAATACCTGTTTGTAACATATCCAAAATTGTTTTCAATACCAAAAAATATCCTTACTTTATACCAAAAAGGTTGATTGTTATTTATTACTGATAACAATATTAGTCTTTCAGGTAGTGTTATATTAAACTTTGAATCATTCTTAAACAACCAAGAAACAGCTTCATGTAAATGCATACTATAAGATAGTTCAATGTGGTCTCTAAGTATAATGAGTAATTCTACTTGTGTTCTTGTTACTTGCTCTTGTCTAAACATGATTATATTATTTTTTATTTCTGTTAAAAAGATAAAGCAGTATTATCATGACTACTACAATCAATATTATATACCATGACATATTTGCTAACATATCATTAAAATTCTGTATTGGTGATTGATCCATAGTTATAGTCTTTTTACTGCTTTTCTTACTCTACTGTTATATCTTCTTATAAAAGATAACCATTTATCTTCATTGTTATTGGTTATTACCATGAAATGTTTTTTTACCCACTCTTTTGATTTTCCTCTGAGTAGGTATATTGTCATTGTATCATCCAGTTTGTATTTACTCATTTCTATGAGGTTTTGTTGAACAAGCTGGTAGCATAATAATAAATGGTATTGCAAATACATACATAAATGTTAGGTTGAACAAGTATGCATTGGTTGCAAAAAACAATATTATCATTAAGCATAAGTTAAATGCTGTTTTTAAGTTTTTCATAATTAGTGGTCTTTATTTTATTAATTCATAATTTATCAAATAATATCAACATTAGATCTTTAATTTCTTTTTTAGAAAGCTTTATAGATAATGATATTATAACATTTAATTTATCATTTGATCTAGGTTGATTTTTACCTAAAGCTATAACTCCTGATTTAGAAGCAACTGCAATATTTTTATTTGCATTTCTTAATTTTCTATAAAATCTTTGATTTAATGAAGTTAAACTTCTATATGGTATTTGTAAAGCTGCTTTTTCAATAGCTCTAGTTATATTACCTGGATCATCATTAACACATTCAAGTATTATTCTGTCTTCTCTATTAGTATAATGCATAATTAGTGGTTTTAAATTGTTAATATTTTCTTTTAATTAATGGTTTTTCCCAGTAATGTATTATTAAAGCTATTAAAGCTATACTTAATGCAAAAGCTGAAGCCATTGACGTGTTAAAATACCATTGATTCTTGAGCTCAATGTAATTTATATAATCCATCCAAGTCAAATAAAATGCATATAGCATTATTACTAATAATGGTGAGCATAATATAATCAGTATTAATTGTCCTATTGTTAAATTTTTCATTATAATTAGTATTGTATGGATAGACCATATTTATGTAAGGTAAAACAAAGATAGATAACATTTCTGTTACCTATCATATCATCTAGTTCTTTCATAACAATATCATTTGATCATCAAAATCTATTGTTTCTGTTCTGTCGTAAAGTTGTTCGTAGTTTTTCATTGTTTTATTGTTTAGTGGTTAATTATATCACTCTGCATTATTACTTCAGGCTTGTGACTGACTAGGCTGCATTAATACACCTCAAGATATTAAACTATAATAGATAGCTTAAGTCTTGAGGATTTACTTTTGGGATTTAAGGTAGCTACACCTAAAGATTAGTAATTACCTGTCTAATCTACAGTTTACCATTTTGTTATATTTAACACACTTGGATTTTATGTATTATCAACTTATGATTTTAGGCTAATAAGTATTTACCTTTTTATTATTTTTTTTAACCCATTCAGCTATTTCATCAATATATTCATGAAATCCACATTTATTACAAATACCATCACTATCAAAATCAGATATTTGTTGACAATATTTATGTAATGATTTATTTATATCCATAATGATGATCATATTTTTGGTTAATGCTATTTTAAATATATTACTTTAGGTAGTTCACCAAATACAAATTTAGTTACTCTACAAAGCCATACATCAAAAGTATGAAGCTCTGATGTTAATAAATAATCTGCTCCTTCTGCTGAATCTTGTAAATAAGATAATTGATATTTAACATCATTAAATGGTTCTGTTGATAATGTTATATGAGTTGTATTTTCTCCTTGTGAGATTATATCAAGCATTGTATCAGCACCACAAACCATTTCTAATTCAGCTTTATTTCCATTCCATTCTGGTAAATCAACGTACCATTTATTATCTTCTTCTTTGTTAAATTTTAATGTTCTCATTTATAGTTAGTGCTATGTATATTAAATCAATGGTCAATTCCAGTGAAGGTGTAAGTGTTGTTTACTAGGTTGAGTAGGTAAGCCAACAATGTCAAGACTGTTCTTGATTACAGATTCTTCTGTAAATACACGCTATCACTGGAATGTTCCATCTAACTACACCTGTTGCTTAGTCCAAGCATATAGAATGGATCTAGTTAATAAGGTTGTAGTGTATTAAATCTTTTTAAGTATATATAATAAATAACATAGAATGTAGGCATCGGTTACTAGGATTCCCGAAGGTATAATCTACCCACTCCTTAGTAGTTTCACGGTAGTTACCATTCTATCTAACCACTCTATGTTAAAGACTATATAATAAGGACTGTCTGCTCAGCTTAAGTCTAGGAAGCTCCTTGTTTCCATTATTGCAGCATTGACTTCATTAGGTGCTACCTAATCTACTACCTCAGTCCTTATATATATTAAACTCTCACAAGGTTGCACCTTGTTATACCAGCTCGTGCCTTGCTCTATTTCAAGCTTGCTCACTGTTAATGTATATCCTTACGCAATTGGATGAGAGTTATGTATTAAACTATACAAGAGAAAGACTATTATAGGCTCTTATTTAGGTCTTTCTGCTTATGTTACTGAGCTTCAACAGTCCTGTATAGTTATGTATTAGTTTGAGTCAGCTCTTCAGCTGTGTTATGTATTAGCTTAAATTAGCTATGTATTAGCCTGAGTTAGCTCGGGCATGCTATGGCTGTGTGAGTTGCCAACGGACTCCTTGAGTTGCCAAGAGAGTGCTTAAATAAAAGAAAGGCTACCCGAAGGTAGCCGTATCTTTCAATCCCAATACTAGTTTCCAATAGCATTAGCCTCTTGCTTTTCAGCCTCTGTTACAGGACTTTCGTCTTGCTCTGCGTCAAAGTCTCCAAACATAGCCTCAGCTTGATCATCAGTAAGATCGTTATCAGATCCACCAGAAATAATGTGTGAGATGTTACCTAACAAAGTCCAACCAGATCCGTTCGTTTTCTTTGTAGGACGAACTGTACAAAGATAAGGTGTACCTGATTCAAATTTGGCAACAGCCTCTTCAATTTGATCTTCAGATTCCCACTCGTCTTCTTTCTTAAGACCGACAGCGTTCTTGAGATTACCTTCATGTACTTGCAATAATAAGTTCTTTTCCCCTACTTTAGGAATAAAAACTTTAGCTGTTGCAAGTCTGTAAGACTTCTCAATACCTTTAATGTTTGTGTAGGTCATAGCTTTAGATCCAACAGATCCAATAAGAATTCCTTGACCTACAAATTCAACTTGTTTCTTTTGAGTAACAGGGTTTACGTTTGATGACTGCGTCATTGGTACGATTTTCATAATAATGTAATTTAGTTTGTGCAACAACTAGCATATGCACGTTAAGTGTATATGTGATTCAATGAACATACCACGCTAGTAGTAGTATGTTTTGGGTACAACCCTTCTATTAAAAAGAATGGGTTGTTATATGAGTTTTATCCATACAGTTAACACCCTTACGAGTGTTACTGTGGTTATCCTAATAACTTAGTAGCTTCATCATTTGATATGTCATTAGATGCTTTGATGAGTCTTAAATGTTCTAAATGAGGATGTTTATCAACAAGCTCATTAAAATCATCAAAACTACCAATATGAATAACATTTTCTCTATACCATTCAAGATGTTCTAATGATGTTCTAATATCTTTAGAATCAATTAGTGCCTTGATGGCTGTTTCATAAACGTCTACAATTTCCATAATATGAGGATTTAGTGGTTAATAATACTAGCTGATAATCAACTAGGGGTAAGATCCCTTTTATTAAAAAGGATGGGGTGATCTATGAGTTAGTCCTACCTCTCTCTACCATAAATAATTTTCAAAAAAAAAATAAAAAATTAATTTTAAGATATAATGGCTATGTATTATAACAATAATGTACTATTTATACCTAATTTTAAAAAAAGTTGCTTAAAAACTTGTATAAATCAAATATTATAACTAACTTTGTAGAAATAATATTGTTAATATGAAATGTAATAAATGTAAAATAGAAAAAAAAGTAAACTGTTTTTATAAAAGAAATAAGAAAAAAGCAGGTAGAGAAAAAGTATGTATTGAATGTACTAAAGAAAGAAATAGGAAAAGATATAGATTAAAAAATCCAAAAGTAAATCTAGGTCAATTTAGTAAATGCACTAACTGTAATACTATTAAAGATATTAAAGAATTTAATAAAAATGGAAAATATACTACTTCAAGATGTACTAAATGTATATATAAAATACAAAGAAAATCTCACTTATTAAATAAATATAATTTAACAATTGATGATTATAATAAACTTTTATTACAACAAAATAAAGTATGTGCAATATGTGGTAAAAAATCTTATAGAAATTTATGTGTAGATCATGATCATAAAACAGGTAAAATAAGAGCTTTACTATGTGATTTATGTAATACAGGATTAGGTAAATTTAAAGATAATATAGAATTATTAGAAAAAGCCAGTATATATTTAAAAAATATATGGTAAATAATTTGGTAAATCCAAATATCCATCGTACCTTTGTACTATAATTAAAAACAAAACAATTTAAATTAAACAAATGAAAGAATTTTTTAAAAAACCAATTGCATTATTTGTAGGTATTGCAGTAGCACTTAACTTAGGATCTTTAGCTTTAGTATTCACAGGTAGTATTGCTTTTGAAACTTTTCTAGCTTCTATAGTTCCAATTTCAATGTCTGTGTTTGGTATGTATCAATACATGATTAAAAATGCAGTCATTAAAGAAGCTAATGTAATTTTAAATCAAGCTCAACTTATTCAACAGGAACTTGTTAAGACTCAAGATGAAAATGTAAACCTTAAGGAAAAAGTTACATTACTTAATGATGTAATGAAAACAAATGAAGTATCAGATACTATTGATATCAAGAATGAAGAAGTAGTTGAAGCTAAAGTTGTAAAACCTAAAGCTAAAAGAAAATACACAAAACGTAACACTAAAAAATAAGAATAATGGATTACACGGTTACATACTATAAGAGTGACGGATGGAACGTGATTGAAGACTACAAAAACGTTAAATCAAAAGAAAAAGCAGAAGAGGTATTTGAAGGATTCCTTAGAAAAGAGCTTGAAAACGAAATACAGGAAGGTCACATATCAGATCAGGAATTCACTAATATAGTATGTAACGGTATCTATATTTATAGTGAGGATGATTCAGAAGTTACAATATCAATTGAACTAACAGAAGATATATTTAGATATACAGAAGATGATAACTAAAAAAACTTTAGATAAATATAGAAAGATAAATGAAGAAACTCGTAAAAAAGCAGATTCATGGAGAGACCCTGTTTTATCAGCAATATCAACAAGTATTGATAATTTACTTAATCAGTTAGAAAAAGAATTAAATTAATGAATAACATTATAACAGGACAAGAAGCTAAAGATAGATTACTAGCTGGAACAAAAATCATTGCAGATGCAGTTCTTTCTACTTACGGACCAAATGGTCATAACGTAATTATACAGAAAGATGGATCAAGGTTTATTACTAAAGATGGTGTCTCAGTAGCTAAAGAAATTTATACAGAAAATCCTTTTGAGAATGAGACTATACAAATGCTTAAAGAAGCTTGTGTACTTACTAACACCCAAGCAGGTGATGGAACAACAACAAGTATGCTCTTTGCTAATACTATTATAACTGAAGGTATGAAGTCTGATGTTAATGGTATCACTCTTAAAAGACAAATGGAAGCTGAATTACCTCTTATATTAGAACGTATAGACAACTATAAAAGAAACTGTACATTAGAGGATATAAAGAATATTGCAATGGTTTCCACTAACGGAGACAAAGTAGCTACATCAATTGTAGAAGAAGTATTTACAAACAATATAACAGCTGACATACTATTTGATAAGTCTGAAACATCAGAAACTACAACAGAGTTTGTAAAAGGATATTCAGTAGATGGTTCGGTATATGAAGATAGATATGATTATCTAGATTCCTCACTTGAAGATTGTAGAGTCTATACAATAGATGGTAGGATTGATAACTTTAAAAAGTTTGGTGATTTCTTACATACAATAAAGAACACGGGAGAAAAGGTTATAATTATAGCTGAAATGTTTTCTAAAGATATAATGAATACAGCTTTTAACAATATGTCACTTGTAAATGTAAAGTTTATTAAATCACCAGGTTATTCTACAGGTAGATTGGCATCACTTGAAAATATAGCAGCTTATACGGGACAACCACAGCTTATGACACCTAATCAGTTCTATGATGGTATTAAAGGAGGTCATGTGGAAACATTTAGTAATAAGAATGGTAGACTTGTATTCTTCAATGAAAATAAAGAAAACAAACAATTAGTACAAAGAATTAAGTTTCTGAACACTAAACTAGAAGCTACATTAGATGGGTTTGAAAAACAACAACTATCTAATCTTATCAGTAAGTTTGAATCTGGTATTAGTGTAATTAAGATTGGAGCTAAATCTGATATAGAATTTAGAGAACTACATGATAAACTGGAAGATGCAGTCAATGCATGTAAGTCAGCTCTTAAGGATGGTATCGTATTTGGAGGTGGTATAACAGCTAAAGAAGTAGCGGAAGATATAACTAACCCAATACTGGTTAAAGCTCTTACAGCTCCTTATGAGTTACTGGGAAAGTACGATAAAGATGAAATAGTAGAGAATAAAATATATGATCCTGTATATGTACTTAAATGTGCAATAACAAATGCAATAGCTGTAGCAGGAACTATATTAACAACAAATACAATAGTTTTAAATAATGAATAAACAAGGAGGAATTATATATCCAGAAATAGCATTATTTAAAAACAGTAAAAATAATACATACATAATAATTGATAGACTCAGCAATGATAAAACTTTAGTATTAAAAAACAGTCAATACAATAAATTAATAAAAATAATAGATGAGTTTAGCAAGAAAACAACGTAGAGGTAAAGTAGATATGTTTGGTAGAAAAATACCAAAAAGACCTTTTAATAATAGTAAACGTACAAGGGGTACACAGAAACAAGAAGATATGAAATTTCATACACAAGAGCTTACTAAACGTCTTAAATATATTATAGAGTTAGGTAAAGAGATTAAAGAAGCTGGTCTTAAAGTGAATGATGATAACTTTGTTAAAGTAGTAAGACAGTTTGATAAAGAAAGTTTCTTTGATGATTATGAACAAATGGTTCTTAAAAAAATAACAAACAATGAGTAAGGATATAACAATTAAAAATGTATTGTCATTTATAAAAGGTAATTTTTTATATTATAAAGATATTTTGATTGGTAGACCTGTTTATATTAAAGAACAGATATTATACAGACTTAATCTTTGCAAAAATGATTGTTTAATTGATGACGAATGTATATACTGTGGTTGCCCACCAGAAAAGAAAAGTCATTTAGTAGAAAGTTGTAATGCAGGTAAAAGATTTCCAGATTTAATGGAAGAACAACAATGGAAGACATATAAAGAAGAAAATGACATTAATATATCAATATAAAAACTTTAAAGAAGTATATTCAATATTAAATAAAACATTGAAAAAGCTTGAGCAGATGCAAAACTTTTCAGATGCAGATATGAAAATATATAAGAAAAATAATGAGTGGAATCTAGAAATAGAAATAGTACCAACAAACAAAATAAATTTAAAATTTAAATAATGGAAGAGAATAATGACGAACCAGTAGAGTTCTGCAACTCATGTAAAAGTCTTTATATAGTAGAAGATGAGTTTAATAACATCTGGTGTAAAAAATGTGATAGTTTAAATCATACATCCACACTACCAAGTATTTGGCAATACATAGAAAAGTATAATACAGAAAGAATAGATGGATAGTATTGTAATAAAAGTAGTAAATATACCTCAGTATAAAAATGATGATGATGAAGAACCTTCTTCTTTTAAACTATTATATTTACCTACTACAATACACTCACACACCGTAGAAGAGATACATCCAAAAGTAGCAGATAATGGTAGGCTATATAAAAATATATCAACACTTAGAACAGATAAGGATCAAATGTATGATATAGTTGGAAACTATAAAAAAGAAAACAAGAGAATATTCTCTAACAGAAACACAATAGGATACTAATGCCGAAAGATATAAGCTTTGACATCAAATTAACAGATGAGCAAAAGATTGCAAAATCTAAAATATTAAATACACCAATCAACTTTTTAGTTGGTAAGGAAGGAACAGGTAAAACAATGCTTGCAGTAAATATAGCATTAGATTTGTTTTTTAGAAAAGATACTATATACAAACAAATTATTATAACCAGACCCACTGTTACTACAGAAGATTTCGGTTTTTTACCTGGTGGAATATCTGAAAAATTAGATCCTTTTATGCAACCTATATATGAAAATCTTAGAAAGGTTTATGGTAGCAGTGATATAAAGAAAAATAAAATAACAAAACACCTTGAGAAAGATGATATAAGAATCATTCCAGTTGCATATACAAGAGGTGTCAGCTATGATAATGCTATTGTTATCATAGATGAGTTCCAAAACTGTACATCTAGTCAATTACAAATGGTAATAGGTAGATTGGGTAAAACATCAAAACTTATATTTTCAGGTAGTCGACAACAGGTAGACATAAAACCACAGAAAGACAGTTGTATTCATTTACTAGATAAACTTATAGATAATGATTATTGTACAGTTACGGAACTTACACAAAATCATAGACATCCTGCTGTAGAGAATGTATTAAACATAATCAGAAATGAATAATGGAAAATTTAAAATACCATGTAATAAAAAAAGCTTTTTTAGGAGATGGCTTATAATAACCAAGCCATTTCATAAATTAAGACCTAGACAGATAAGTATACTTACAGAGTTGTTATATCATTATGATATGTTAAAAGATGATTATGAAGATGAAGATCTACTTTGGAAAACAGTCTTTGACTATGAAACAAAAGTAAAGATAAGAAATGATTTAAAAATAGAAGATCATATTATACAGAACAATTTAACTATACTTAGACAATCAGGTATTATAAAAGATAATAAAATAGTATCAAAATATTTACCTAAAATAGTAAATGGAAAATATAAACTAGAATTTGAATTTATTATAAATGGATAAGGTTATACACAGAACAGGATTACTTACGAACAATAGAGATATTTATGTCAAGAATTTAATAGATTCTGTATATGAGTTTATGGTAGAAGAAATAAAAGAAATGGACTTTGCTGAAACAGATGATACTAATTTTTATCACCAACATTTAGGAAAGTTCTATTTTAAAAGAAGAATATACAACAAAATAAATAAAATAAAAAATGATTAAACAAGAAGAAGCAAAAACAATTGAGACAGGGTTTACACCATACCCAATGACTTATCTACTAACTACTAACAAGTATTTTAGTACAGATGGAGATTTAGACTTTTCAGGATCTGATGAACCAATCTTTGATCACTATCAGTATGTAATTGAAGCAGGTGAAGGATGTAAGTTTGAAAAAGGTGATAGAATATTATTAGATCTAGATCAATTTATGGTAGCTGAAAAAGATCCAGAAAATACAGCAAGAGTTATTAAATATCTTTCTTTTAGTAAAATTGATATTGGAGAAAATGTATTTATGTTTGCAGACGACTCACGTAGGTTTATTAAAGGTAAAATTAAAGAAACGGTATAATGACAACAATAACTAGAACATTTGAAACAGAAGAAAACTTTTGGGAAGTAAATCCATCATTTCTTACTATTAAACTGTTCAGGGAATTCAATAAGTCAGACAAATCCAAAAAGAAGGCTAAAAGCTCACAGATAATGTGGGCTATTGCCTTTTTAATAGATCCACACACTGATAACCCTTGGAAGAATTTAGCAGATGAAGATAAACGTGCTTTGATTAAAACAGATTATCTTGATATAGAATGGGATGAATATGAAGATCTTATAGCTGAATATTATAATAGATGTCTTACAGCAGCAGAACGTAACTTATATGATATGGTAGAAAAAATGAATGAACGTTCCAAGTTTATAAAAGGTACTGAATATACTCTTGATCACATGGAAGAAATGGACAATGGTAGATTTAAAACAGTAAAAGGTACTGCGTTGCAACTTGACAAAATGGTAGTTGATAGCAAAAAGATTTATGAGCAACTAGAGCAGATACAACAAATGGTTAATAAAGAAAATACAGATGGAGGAAAAACAAAAGGAGGAATGCAAGAATCAGCAGCCGAACAAGGACTTTTATAAAGTTAATAAACAAGCAGACAATGAACTTAAAGAGTTTATAAAAAATCATAAGCTAGATCAAAAAATAAAGTTCAATAAAAAATCGTTGAGTAGACCTCATAATCAAATGCTAAAACTAATAGATATACATTTAAGAAGAGGTGTTACAAATAAAAATAAGCAAAAATTATTAAATTTAAAAAAGAAGCAGAAAAAGCATTAACAAGATTAAATAAATACTATGAACATAGTTAAAAGTCCATCTATACCCTATATAAACAATAGATCAAACTTTTTGATATCTAAAGTACCTAAACTACATCCTAGTAGTATTGGGTATTTAAAGTATTGGAAATTACATAAAAAAAGATGTATTGAAGGATTTTGGGGATTAGATGATAAAGAACATAATATAAATATAGATGATGAGGTAGACAATACTATTGAATCACCTAATTGGCGTTATATGCCAGGTAATCTATATTTTTATGTAAACTTTGGTACAATCTTACACCAAGATGAAAAGGGTCCACGTTCTGCACCTAAAATGAAGATGAGACCATACCTTAGAGATATAGAATGGGGATTCTTTTATAATTGGTTAGAGGCACGTGGATTTTCAGGTTTTTCTGATGATACAGAGTTTAGCTCTGATATTAGACTGGTTAATATGGAAGAAGATAAACTTCCAGAACATCTCAAAGGTTTAAAATATGTAAACCCTAGAGAGCATATACGTATGTTACGTGATAAACCAATGGGTACACCATTGTATGACAATCAAGCTAATAACTTATTTATGCTTGGTGCTCGTGGATTTGGTAAATCATTTATGGTTGGAGTAGGTGTGGTATTACACGAACTATTGTTTGATGGTGCTAAAGAATATACAAAAGAATCATTAGCTAATCCATATAAGGCTGAAATATTTGTAGGTGCAGCTATATCTTCTAAATCAGCAGATATCTTATCTAAGACTAAAGAAGCTATGGAACACTTACCAGGTGAATATATAGACTCTAATGGACGTTACTATCCATCTCCTCTTACTAAATCTATGTCTGGTACACTTGGACCAAACAACATGAAAAATCCTTGGAGACACGAGTATGAAAAAAATGTAGGTGGTACTTGGATTAAGTTAGGTAGTAGAAGTAATATTAAACATGGTATTTATACTACAGAAAATCCTGAAGCAGCTGCTGGTACACGACCTGGTGTTATGGTTATAGAAGAAGTTGGTCTTATGACTAACGTACTTACGGCACATGGTTCCAACGTGGCGTGTCAAATGGAAGGTAACTGGAAGTTTGGATCATCTGTATATTTAGGTACTGGTGGTAACATGGAAAAGATTATTGAATCTGAAGTTATATTTAGAGATCCTAAAGCATTCCAATTTCTTGAATTTGAAGATGTATGGGAAGGATCTGGTAAAATAGGATGGTTTGTACCTGCTATATATGGTATTAACAGTTTTAAAGATAAGAATGGTAATACAAGATTTGCAGATGCATACGAGTATAAACTAGATGAAAGAGCTAAAGCTAAAAAGGCTAAATCCAAATCTGCACTTGATCTGGAAATGATGAACTATCCATTGGTTCCTTCAGAAATGTTTCTTAGTAAAACAGGTAATAGATTTCCTATTGCTGATCTTAAGGAACAACTTAAAAATATAGAACAAAACCCTAAAGAGTATATGAATAAACATTGGTATGGTACTCTTGTTTATGATACTTCAAATAGATTAAAATTCTCACCAGGGGACAAAAATGAGGTGGTACATGATTATCCTATATTAGATAATACTGTTCATCCTGGTCTTATAGAGTTTTTTGAGATGCCTAAACGTGATAAAAATGATGAGGTTTTTGCGAATAGATATTATTTGGGAACAGATACTTACGATGATGATGATAGTACAACAAACTCTCTTGGATCATGTATAGTAATGGATGGTTGGACCAAACGAATTGTAGCAGAATATACAGGAAGAAGATCTACAAAAGAATTTTACGAAATAACAAGACGTCTTACTATATATTATAATGGACTTAATAATTATGAAAATAATAAAAAAGGATTGTTTTGGCATTATGAAAAAAAGAAATCTATAAACAGATTAGCTGATACACCTGAATCACTCAAGGATGAAGCTAATACAAGTATAAGAAGAACTGGTAATACAAGAAAGGGTACTCCTGCTACAGTAGGTGTAAACAACTATGCATTACAGCTTATAGAAATGTGGCTTGATGATCAAGAACTTGACGAGAGAGATGAGGTAACTCCTGTACAGTTGTTGCGCAGTCCTGGTATTATACGTGAACTTATAGCTTATAGTGGAGATGGTAACTACGATAGAGTCTCTGCACTTGGTATGTTACTCATATTGGTAGAGGATAGATACAAAAGTATTAAGTCAAGTCATGAAGAATCAGTAAAGCCTAATTCATCAACTTTGGCTGCTGATAAATTTTTTAACAAGAATTATGACTATAAAAAGTTTAGAGCTTATAATCCAAATCAAAAATTACATTTCAATCTTTAACCGCTATTAAATTAGCCACAGTTAATATAATTTTATATAGAAAAAGGTTTATAAATATAAAATAGTTTCTTAAATTTACAAAGATATGCCAAAATACACATTTAATTCAAGTCCCAGACAAAGATTGTCTTATTCTGCTAAATCCAAAAAATGGAGAAAGGAGAATGTAGACTATGGTGATAATTATTCTTTTTATCACAATGATGGTGTTAGGGCTAATTTAGAAAACAAAATAAGTAATCATCATCTTTGGAATGGTGTAGTAGATAGAAGAGATATACAAAAGGTAATAAATCCTTTTGGTATGGATGCTTCATATGTACCAGATAATATACCTCATCATCCAATAATGGTTCCTAAGTTGGAATTGTTGATCGGTGAAGAAATTAATAGACGTACTGAATTTACGGCAGTAATAACAAATCCAAATGCCATATCAAGTAAGGAAAAGGCTAAAAAACAATTTTTAGTACAAAACCTTGCTAATCTTATTGATCAATCAAAGGATAAGGAAGAATTAGAAAAACAAATGAAAGAGCTTGATCGTGATGTAAGATCATGGCAAGACTCTAGAGAACTTCTTATAAACAGATTGTTAAAGCACTATTCCATTGAGCTTAGCTTTGACAAAAAGTTTAATGAAGGATTTAAAGACGCTTTATTGCACGCTGAAGAAATCTATCAGTGTGATATACAGAATAACGAGCCTACAATGGAAAAATTAAATCCAATGAAGGTTCACGCAGTAAGAAATGGTAATTCATCTAGAATTGAAGATTCCGACCTTGTTATAATTGAAGATCACTGGTCCCCTGGTAAAATTGTTGATGTATTTCATGAAGAATTGAAACCTTCTGAAATAGATCTTATTATGAACTATTCAGGAACTAAATCTAAAACTGGTGATGATGATTATACTGACGACCACAATAATCATATATTTATTGGAGATACTGATAGTAGTGGTACTCAAGTAGAAGGAAGTATTATAGATGACTATATAGGATTAGCAAAAATCAATGGTCATAGTTTTAATCCTAACTTTACAGATAATCAAGGTAATGTACGTGTATTACGTGTATATTGGGCTTCACTTAAAAAACTTTTAAAAGTTAAGTTTTACGATGATAATGGTGACGTTCAATATAAAATGATGAACGAAAACTATATTGCTGATGAAGATGCAGGTGAAGAAGTAAAAGTATTATGGGTTAAAGAATTCTGGGAGGGAACCAAGCTAGGTAAAGATATTTATCTTAGTATGAAACCTAGAGCTGTACAGTATAACAAATTAAACAACCCATCATATTCTCATGCAGGTATTATAGGTGAAGTATATAACACTAATCAAGGAAAAGCTGTATCCATGATGGATAGAGCTAAGAATTACCAATATATGTATGATATCCTTTGGGATAGACTTAATAAATCAGTACAAAAGAATTACGGTAAAATACTTGAGTTAGATTTAGCATCTGTGCCTGATAACTGGGAAATAGAAAAATGGATGCACTTTGCAGTAGTAAATGGTATTGCAGTAAAAGATAGTTTTAAGGAAGGTAACAAAGGTGGTGCAACTGGTAAATTAGCTGGTAACATGCAACAGTCTAAAGGTTACTTTGATCTTGAAACAGGTTCTTATATTCAACAACACATATCTTTACTTGAATATATCAAGATGGAGATGGGTGAGATTATGGGTATTTCAAAGCAACGTGAAGGTCAGGTATCCAACAGAGAAACAGTAGGTGGTGTAGAAAGATCAGTAAACCAATCCAGTCATATTACAGAATGGTGGTTTATGAAACATGAAGATGTTAAACGTAGAGTATTACAATGTTTTATTGATACTGCTAAAATAGCACTTAAAGGTTCTAATAAAAAAGTACAGTATATATTAGATGATCAATCTATACAAACACTTAATTTAGATTTCAATGATATAGCTGAAGTAGATTTTGGAATAGCTATTACAAGCTCCACCAAAACTAAAGAACTTCGTGAAACTCTTAAACAACTTGCTCAAGCATTTATGCAGAATGGTGGTAGCTTTGCTACAGTAATGGATGTATATCTATCTCCATCATTATCAGACATGAGAAGACGTATTGAGAGAGCGGAAGAAGACGCGAACGAAAGACAGTCTGAACAGGCACAACAACAAGCTAAACAGCAAGAAGCACAAATGCAAGCTGAACAAGCAGACAAACAAGCTGAACGTGATCTTAAAAAATATGAGATTGATACTAAAGCTGATGTAGATATGAAAAAAGCAATTCTTCAGTCTACCAATCAAATGATAGATCGTGATGCTAATAATGATGGTATTCAAGATGTAACTGACCCATTGGAAATTCAAAAGCATAAAGACGAAATTATGCTTAATCTTAAAAAAATGTCTGATGATATGGTAATGCATAAAGATAAAATGTCAGTAGAAGAAAAGAAAATAAGTGCAATGAAACAAAAATCAGTAGCTAAGTAAACGCTATTAGACTATAGTTTGTAAATTATAATTAAGGGTTATTATATTTGCATAACAACACAAAACAGTAGTATATTTGTAACATGGAAGAAGAAAACGATTTAAACATGGATATGCTTATCGATGTAGATGGGGAAAATAATCCCTTTCTAGATGACGAAGATATTCAGGAAGAAAATATTGAAACACCAGTTGATGGTGAAAACCAAGATGAGGGTCAAGACGATCCAGAGATAGTAGTCGAGGATAATCAAGATCCAGATAATGAGATTGAACCAGAGGATAATGAGCAAGAGGACAAGTCTTCTTCTTCTAACCCTGAATTGTTTAAATCTCTAGCTACATTACTCCAAGAAAAAGGTTTGGTCTCATTAGAGGATTCTGAGGTAAGTGACGAAGATTCATTTGTAGAGCTTTTTAAAAAGCAAATTAAATCAAATGAATATGGTGATTTATCAGATACACAAAAACAATACCTTGAAAGTATTAGAGAAGGTATTCCTCATGAGAAAGCAGTAAAGGATCTTACACAATTGGATCAATTAAATTCTGTGACTAATGAAGCTTTAGAGCAAGATGCTGAACTTAGAAAAAGAGTAATTTATCAAGATTTTAAAAACAGAGGTTACTCGGATGAAAGAGCAGCCAAGTTAGTACAGAGATCTCTAGAACTTGATGTAGATTTGGAAGATGCTCAAGAAGCAATGAATTCCATTAAAGAATTTTCTAAAGTTAGAATTGAGCAAGAAAATCAAAAAATTAAAGATCAGAAACTAGCAGTAGAAAAAGCTAGAGAAGATAACGTTAAAAAAATTACAAAAGAAATTGAATCACTCAAGGAAGTAATTCCAGGTTATGAAGTTTCAAATAATGTAAAGGACAAAATCAAGAAAAACATGTTTAATGTTGTGGGAGAGAATCCTAACAACGGAGCACCAGAAAACTCACTCATGAAATTTCAAAGAGAGAACCCAATTGATTTTGATAAAAAACTTTACTACTTGTTTACTGTTACTAATGGTTTTACAGACTTCAATAGCATTAAACAAGAAACACAGAGTAAAGCATTACAAGACTTGGAAAAGGCTTTTAATTCAACTACTCAAATTAAAGATCCAGGTTCACCAGCATATTTACAAGACCCTAATAGCTATTTACTAGATATAGGTGATGAAATTGTTGTTGATTAATATATAATAACTAATAAAAATAAAAAACAATAAATTATGAGCGTAGGAAAATTCGTAATGACTCACGCAAAATCGTTTAGTGGATTGACAACAAGGAATCACCTTGGTCAAATATGGCACCAAGCGCCACAAATGGCTACTAAGATCACTACACAACTTTTGCAACAGTCTGGAATGAAAAACATTGACTCCATGTTGAGCATGTTTCCAGTTAAATACTTTGAATCTGATGATGACTTCATTTGGAAGTTGGCAGGAAGTTCAGAGCGTAACATTCGTCTTGTAGAAACAATCTTTGAAGGATCAGTTGTAACTGATGATTCTGTTGGCGTAGGTGCTGGTAGACTTCCATTCCAAATGGTATTTGAAGAGCCGTACTTTACAGATGTAATGCAGATTGCTGGGGAACACCCTGATACTTATCGTGTAATCCTTACAAGTGATGCCCGTCCAGACGGAACTAATCGTTTTGTATATGATGCAGAAGTATTTGGTGGTGAAGAGTCACTATCAGGAATTCCTGGTACTGAACTAGCATCAGGAACCAGATGGAGCATTGAAGGAGCTCCAATTGAAGATGAGTTATCTATTAAAGGTGCTGGTATTCAATTCAACACTCCTTACACAATGAGAAACTCATTCTCATACATTCGTATGGAACACAAAGTTTCAGGTAAAATGATTGATACTAAACTAACAGGTACAATGGCAGTTTCGGCTTCTATTGATACTCGTGATAGTAAAACTGGTAAAATTCATTCAAGTAATACTTGGATGCAGGAAGTTTACTGGCAGTTTGAACAAGCATTGGCTAAAATTAAATCTCGTACAGTTTTCTTCGGAAAAACTAACCGTGATGAAAATGGTAAATATCTAAATTCTGGTAAATCTAGTCTTAAGATCAAAGCTGGTTCTGGTATCCGTGAACAAATGGAAGTATCTAACACAAGTTTTTATAACTTGTTTAGTCTTCGTTTGCTTACTGATATGCTATCTGAACTATCTGAAGGTAAACTTGATTTTGGTGAGCGTAAGTTCGTAATCAAAACAGGTGAGCGTGGTGCTATTCAATTCCATGAAGCAGTAACCAAAGAAGCAATGGGATGGACTTCTGTAGGCTTTGACAATACTAATGTCAATGTTATCAATAAAACAAGTTCTAAATTGCATGATAACTCACTATCAGGTGGTTTCCAATTCACTGAATGGAAAGCTCCAAATGGTGTAACAGTAACTATTGATGTAGATCCTTTCTACGATGATAAAGTACGTAACAAAGTTCTTCACCCTAATGGTGGTGTAGCTGAATCTTATAGATATGATATTTTCTATATTGGTTCTACACAAGAGCCTAACATACAGAAATGTATGATTAAAGGAGAAGATGAACTACGTGGTTACATCGGAGGTATTAGAGACCCATTTACAGGTCGTAGAGGTGGTACAATGAACAGAATGGAAGATTCTGCTACCATGACTGCAATGTGTACACTAGGTTCTATGGTACTAGATCCATCAAGAACAGCAAGTCTATTACCTAATATTTTAGGATAATATAAAGAGTTGATCAAGCTGCAGGGTCATAAATCCCCTGCAGCCACTGATCCATTATTAAACAAAACAATTCAGAAGAAGAAGACATGAGTGAAGTAAAAGAAAAGGTATCTACATTTAAGTTACCTAATAAAAAAGTAAAAGTAAGATACATACGCAGAAAAACTGGTATGGCAAGTAACGTAGATGCAAATCACGTTATTTCAGGTGGTTTGCTTAGTGGTTCAACAAGAAAATTTTGTGCACCGTTAACTAGGCAAGGTTCTATTAAAAACATTCTTACAGATGACGAAAAGGATTATCTTGAAAACAAAATGGGAATTCCATTGTCTGTTTATAAAAATCCTGAATTTTGGACTAATAGAAAGGTAACTCTCATTAAAGGAGACACTACTTTAAATCTATCAGAACTATCAGATTATATTGACTATAAGATTCTATTGGCAAACAAAGATGTTATTGCAAATGGATTAACTAACGCTAAAAATAGTTTGACTTATCAGTTTGTAATCATTGAAGATGGTGAAGAAGTAACAGTTCAAAGAAGTAATTTCTCATCTAAGAAAAAAGCGTTTAAGCTATATTCTAAAATTGAAGATTCTCAAGAAGTACTGAGAAGTATTGTAAAACTTGTAGAGCAAAAAGCAATTTCAAAAACAGCGGATATAGACTGGTTACGTGGACAGGTAGAAAATATTATAGATACTAAACCTGAACAATTTGTTTCTCTTATGGAAGATGCAAATTATGGAATTAAAATGATTATATCTAATGCAGAAGATGCAGGAGTTATAGTTAGAAAAAACAAAAGGTATTCAACAGCAGATGGTCTTGACCTTTCAAGAGAAGGTGAAGTAGCATCATTTGAAAATGCAGTTAGGTATTTAGCTGATCCATTAAATCAAGAAATTGTTGATATTATAGAAGCCAAAACTAAAAAGGCTAACAAAGCATAATGACTGCAACAGAATTCAAAGAAGCTTTTAATACTCTATATAATAACATAAACTCTATGGCTAGCCCTGGGTTTGATGATTATGAAATATCATTATTACTTACTTTGGCTCAAGAGGAATTAGTTAAAAACTATGATGATCCAGATAGTAATGATAAAAGAGAAGGTTTTGAGGGTTCTACCAAACGTAGAATAGATTTAAAAGAACTAATTAGAAACTATAAAACATCTAATACTCTTTCAAATCAAAACTATACAATGAGTCCTAATTCTGTAGTATTTCAGATACCAACAGATGTGTTTCTCATAAAACAAGAAAGTGCTAAAATAGAAAGTAATTGTCAAGTAGGAAAAGCACTAAGATTTGACACAGTAACTGTTATACCAAAAACATATGATGAGTATAACAAACAAATAAAAAATCCATTCAAAAAACCTAATAAAAATAAAGTTTGGAGATTAGATTACAATTCAAGTGAACCTGGAACGAACATTGTTGAATTGATATCTGATAGACAAATTTCTGAGTATCAAATGAGATATTTGAAATATCCTACACCTATTATAGTAAATACATTACAAAATGGACTTTCTATAGATGGTAAAACTCTTCAATCAACTTCTGAGTTAAATAAAGAAATACATTCAGAAATAGTAAGAAGAGCCGTAGAACTTTCAAAACTCTCATATAAATATGATGATTTAGGTAGTTTTGTAGATTTATATAAAAGAAAAGAATAATAATTTTTAAATAATTAAAAAATGAACATAGGCGTAAAAATAGGTCATTTACTTATCGGAAGCACTTATAATGGTAACCCAGACTTCGCAGCATTTGATTCTGCAGCTGATAAATCACTACAGGTAGTTTCTAAAGATTCGGCTACATTAAAAGAAGGTCCTTTTAAAGTCTTTCAAAAGGCTAACAATGTACCTGGTGGTTTTGAATTTCAAGAACTAATTGATCCTAAAAACATTGAGGTAGCAACACTAACTCAATATAGTGCACCAGTAAACCGCATTGTAAATGCAACAGGTTTTTCAGGTACAGTACGTGGTAATGTAACGTACGAAGTATTTATTCGTTTGTTGAATGATGGTGGTACTCTATCACCTGAAAACTTTAGACATATACTTGGTTCTTATGTAACACCACAAGATGCATCTGGTATTACCTTTACTGATGTAATGGAAGGTATTAAAAAGAATTTGGACAAATCTTTGTCTAGAGAATACAATAGTAACTTTACTATTACAGTAAATGCAGATAGTATTTCTGTTGAAGCTGGAACTAGAGACTTTGTATTAGGTAAAAAAGATGGTCGTCCAGTAGAGTTTGATCTTCAGGTAGCTGTTAGAGATAACGGTGGAGATAATACAGTTTCTGATGCTAGATATAATGATCTTGATACTGAAGTTGTACAAGCAGGTTCTGCAGGTACTGGTACAGGTAATCAGATTTCTCTATTGGAATGGAATACAGCAGGTGAAAAAGGAGATAGATACCGTACAATCGGTTATCCTAACAATTTCAACACTGTGTATTTTGCAGAGCCAGGAGCTACCTATAACGTAGTTAATTTGGTTTACTTTGAAGCACGTAAATATACTAGCGTTGAACGTCAGTATAGAGTACTTCAAATTGCAGTAAAAGCAGATGATGGAGTAGCAGCTACTAATGCTTTAATTGCAGATCTAGAGACTGTTACAGGTCTTGAAATTGCAGCACCGTTAGTTTAGTAGAATGACTTTTAAATAATAAAGGAGGGTCATAACAACCCTCCTTTTTTTAACCAAATATTTATGAAAATTACTAGTTTTAATATAGATAACAATAAGCTTATTTTAAGCATTGAGGATGCTTCTAATGCATCCTTATTACGTTTATGGACTGATGTTACATATAAAGATTTTACTAAAGCCATAGATCTTACAGCTAAATTAAATGGTGCTGTAAATCAAACAATAGAAATAACTCTTTTAGATATTAGAGCTAATTCTATAGAAGGTATTTATTTTGTAGAAGTAGAAGATGGAACAAGTATATCAACAGCATATACTTATAATCTCTCAAAATACAAAGAATGTATATTAGACAGAATTGTAAAAAATATAAAATGTAATGATTGTGTTGATTATTTTGATCAAGATACAATTAATTCACATTCAGTTTTAATTGCAACAGAATATGCACTTGAACTTGGTTATGTAGAAAGTGCTTTAAATAATATTAAAGTATTAAATAAATATTGTAATAACGGTTGTGAATCATGTGATTCATTCAGTAACGTAGTAGATTTAGGATTATATTTATTAAATGATGATCCACAAATAGTTGATTTAGGAACAGCATAAAATGGCAATACCAATAAAGTTTGTAAAACAGCAAGAATTCGTATTAAAAGTACGTAGAGACGTTGAAAGAATATGGATAGCTAGAGATCCTGTTCTATCTCAAGGTGAGATAGGATATGATATCTCTAACAATGCCATAAAAATAGGAAATGGGATAAACTCATGGACTAATTTAGATTATATAAATGCTCAAGCTAGAGATATTGATGGTAGAATAATACTTGATACTCACTTGATAGATTTTACTAATCCACACCAAGTTACTAAAGATCAAATAGGATTAGATCAAGTAAATAATACTTCTGATATAAATAAACCTATATCATTATCACAACAATCTGCTTTAGATACTAAAGTAAACAATAGTCAAGTATTAACTAATGTGCCATTAAATGCTTTATTTACTGATACTACATATACAATAGGTGATGGTCAGTTAAGTGAAAAGAATTTTACTATATCATTATTTGATAAATTAAATAATATTACAGCTATTTTTACGACAGCTTTAAAGGGATTATATGATACTGCTTCAGAATGGGTAATTGCAAACGGTACAAATGTATTAAATCATTTATCAAGCACATCTAATCCTCACTCTGTAACTAAATCTCAAGTAGGTTTATTTAATGTAAATAATACAAGTGATATTAATAAACCTGTATCAACAGCTACTCAAACATCTTTAGATAATAAAGTTAATAATTCTCAAGTACTTACAAACGTACCAGTAGGTGCTGTATTTACTGATACAATTTATAATAATACTTCTGAATTAACAAATGATGGTGCAGATGGTATCAACCCATTTATTACATCTGATAATTTACCCGATCCTGTAGATATAACAGGTAAAGCAGACCGAGGCAATACAGAATCTACTCTTGAAGAAGTAGAGATTATTGCAAATGCAGCCCTGCCAGCAGCAAATGCAGCAATTGTAGCGACTACAGGAGATTACAACGATCTTAACAACAAACCAGACCTAAGCGCCTTTGATAATTTTGACACCTTTCCAACGCTTACAGACTTTCCAGCAACAGGAGTAAGTGATCGTTTTTATGTAGCAGAAGATACTGGTAATATTTACAGATGGAATGGTACAGCTTATTCTCAAACTAACGGCAAACTAACAATAGGAGAAACAGAAACAACAGCTTATCGTGGAGATCGTGGAAAGATTGCATATGATCTGGCTTTAACTGCAATACAAAAACGCACCAAAAAAGTAATCATAACCACATCTTACCAACTATTACCAACAGACGTAGATAGGTTCTTATACTTTACTGCAGCAACAGAGGTAACTTTGATAGTTCCTACTGGACTTAGTGAAGATATGGAGTTTCATTACATGCAGCGTGGTGATGGTCAGGTAAACCCAACCGCAGCAAATGGGATGACCGTTAATAAATCTGCATCATTTACAAAGAAAACGAACAACAAATACAGTCCAGCAGCTATAAGATTATTTAGCACTACGGAAGCAGATGTATTTGGAACTTTAGAACTAGCATAATGAGTACAACAGGAATCATAGCGGCTAGTAGGTTAAGAACATCAAAAGAGCAATTATTTCTCAATTCCTATCCTAATGCAATTGCAGCATTTTCAACTCAAAGAATATCAAATAAATATTCAGGAGATTGTATTGAAGTTCGTAGAGCTAGTGACAACACTACCCAAAATATAGGATTTGAAGATAACTCTTTAGACGTGACAGCACTTGAGGTATTTTGCGCAGGAACAGATGGTTATGTTAGATCTTGGTTTGATCAAACAGGAAACAATAAAACCGCAATACAGTTAGACGATATAAGACAACCAAAAATAGTAACTAACGGCTCTGTAATTCTCAAAGATGGAATTCCAGCTTTAAGCGGGGATGGTGTGAATGACTTTATGGATATAATTAATTGTGAAAATATATTTAAAACAGAGTTTTCCGCTTTTTCAATATTTGCCTATAAAGTTAAAGGGAATGAACAAAGGTTTTACGCGTATAATAACAATGGAACTAGTGGGTCAACAGACAATTATTTTTTAATGTTAAGATCAAATGACAACATAGATTTTATAACGGCTCAAGGAACCCCCAGTTTTGGTGCTATAAAAGTTTCCATTACTGATAGTCAGGATTTAGTTAGGATCATTTTTTCTCAATCAGGTAAGTCAAACGACGCTATTAAAGGTAAAATTAATGGTTCAACTATAGCATCTGCAAGCATTAATAACTTCGAAGGAGTAAGTAGTAATAATTATAGGTTCAAGTTATTTTCCTCTAGAGCAGGAACTATCAATGCGGAAATGTTGGCACAAGCCTTTATTTTTTATGAAGAAGACAAGACAGTTGATTTGAACGAAATTGAATTAAGATTGAAACTAGATTTCAATATTCTATAATGAATATATTAATCTTCATACTATTCAATTGTCCAGCTTCAATTAAGGCAAAATTCTACCTATCAGATGATAGGTATTATAAAATCTTTAAAATACGATTATTAGATTCAATTAAAAATTTCACTTTTTAAATAATACTATGAAATTCAAAACTCTACAACCGATAACATATACCAAATGGCTAGAACAAGCTGGAAGATTTACACGAGGTAAAGATTCCCTTATCACTAGAAACCTACCAGAGAATACAGATAAAAGCGGTATTGCAGAAATTCATGTTGATATAATAAAACCTCTTCTAAATGGATTTCAAGCTATTATTACTTATAAACAGTATTTCACTAAAACAGTAGAAGTAAGTACGTTCGATAGAGATCTAAATCCTGATGGAGAAACAAATTTAATTGACATTGATAACCTTATAAATGTAATAAGCTATCAAGAGCAAATGGATTATGCAACTATCAATTCAATATTACAACAGATAGACCCTTTGATTGATCCCTCAATAGTAGGTCTAGATCGATTGAAAGCAACTGTAGCTAGAGCTATATTATTAAATGTGGTTCAACACAAGACTTTTGAATTACAAGAAAGCGACTGGGAAATAATTAACTAATGGCACTAGGTAGTTCAAATACATATTTCTTAAAAGATGCATTCAAACTAAAAAGTAATTGGTTACATCTTGAAAAAGATTTGGAAATATGGGGATATTCTAAAAAACAAGTGCAGCTCTTTAAAAATGCTTATGACTACTTTATTTTAAACCCTACTGAATATGATGGGGCTACTATGAGTCAAGATTTATATGATGTTCCTGGTTTAGAACTTGCAGCTATGAAACATGATTATACTTATATATTCTTAAAAGCTAAATACAGTGCTAAAGCAATGAGAATAGCTGATTTTGAAATGTATAGAGATATGAAAAAAATGTCTAAGTGCGGGGTTCAAATAACATGGAGAAGAATAAGGTTGTCTATAGTTAGAAGACTTTATGCTGTTTATAATCAATTAAAAAATAAATATGTCTAAAATAAATAAACAAATATTAACATCAAGCGTTAATGGTTTAATAAAAAAATCTAAAGTATCGGGATATTTGGATTTAAAAGAAATTAATAAATTATATTTATACGATTATTATATGGATTTCTCTAAACAACATACTGATTTTAACGACCAATATATATTGTTGAGAGATGCTATATATGATTTAAAAACATCATTAAATGAAATTTGTAATTATAAATCTATAATAAATAATTTATCACAAACAGCAATTAATCCTATAACATTAAATACAGCTCCTATTTTACAAAAATCAATATTTGTTAATTTAACAATTAATGATAATTTGCTTAATAATGGTTATACTATTGATATTGCAGAATTTGATGACAATTATTTTGATGCAGAAGGTGATACGTTAGCAGCAATATTAATTTATATATCAGAAGTTAATGAAGGATTTTTTGAACTAAATGGTGAACTTATAGGTTCTGATGTTCAATTAACACCTTCCAATTTATCTAATTTAGTATATTTTCCTAATGAAGATAATTATACAATTAATATACCAGTAAGAGTATTAGATATTAATCCTAATGCATTGTATAGTCCTAAATATAATTATACAATAAATATAATTGATAATAATATACCAACTATTAATCAGCCAGCAACTATAGGTGATATCACACTTTATCCAGAAAATAGAGAAATAACAATATTAACGTTAGATGTATTTACTAATTTACTTACTCCTCCATATAATGATCCTGAAGGTGATTTAATAGATGCTATACGTATTGATGAAATAGGTACAGCTAATTTAGGAAAGTTTTATTATAATAATATAGAAGTAACAGAAGGTCTTATAATTTCAAAAGAAGATATTATAAATGGATTATTTGAGCATAGAGGAGCCAATGTAGATGACATCACGTCTGATGTTATTAATTTTTCAGTAAGAGACGAAGGTAGTTTAATTTGGGTACAATAATATGGCAATTTTAAATATAACAAATAATCAAGGTAAAATAATTGAATTAACAATTGATGATACAATGTTAACAATTGATAATACATTTTTTCATATAAGTGAAGATTTTGTAAAAGAATTGGACTATAACAATAATATATAATGATACCAGAAAATATAAACACAGGTACACCTAACCAAAAAGATGGTGATAAGTTAAGAAATGCTTTTGTAAAAGTAGTAACTATATTTAACGATATATATAGTAAACTGTTTACTAATACTTCTAGTTTAGTTAATGATGGAACAGATGGTATAAATCCTTTTATTACTGCAAACGACATTCCAGACGTACCTGAACAAGTTCAGTCTGACTTTAACCAGATAGATACTCAAGCACCTGATTTTATAAAAAACAAGCCAGAGAACCTCTCTAATTTTAACGATGATATTGGTGCTTCTGCATCTAGGCTACCTTTATCCCTGATGGTTGATAATGTAAATGGGGATGATTCTACAGGGCAACTTGAAAATTTAGGCGCACCATTTGCGACAATAAACGGTGCTATGGATGCGCTACCTCTTAGCACAGGAGAAACTTACACCATTTATATAACTTCTGGAACCCACTTTATCAACGAGAGAATACAAAGTAGGAGAGGATTGAGATTTGTTGCGTTTGGAGATGCTACAATAGATTTTACAAATATAAAAGTCAGGGGTTCTAATGAATTATCCCCATATGTTTTTGAAAATCAAGTCATAAACTCACAAAGCAATAGGACATGGACTTTTGAAAACCAAAACATATCATTAAATTCTGACAGATCCGTAAAATTTGCTGCACAGTTTGGAAGTGGTGTTCAATTTAAAGGAACTATTAAAAGATGGTCTTGGGAAGGTGATGAAATACATTTAGACCCGTTTACAAATATCAAAGTCCTAGAATTGATAGACTTTAAAGCCCAGTTTAAAAACTCTGGTGTTCCAAACGTTACAGAAAAACCATCTTTAATACACATTCTTAAAATTCAGACTAACGAGGCTTTTAATTTGGCTAACCAATACGTTGGGCTAATACGTATCGACTATTTAAGAAAAACTGACCTTAGCACTGCCGCTAATTTAGCTTTTGGCGTAGGAAATTCTAATCCCAGTAATACAAAAATTGATTTAGAATTTGGAGATATTGATTGGAATGGAGTTATAACTACAAACACCGTTACGTGTAAACTTAACAACTCAAAATTGAATGATACTACTAGATTTAACTTTGGTAGGGCTGGTGGAGAACCAGTTTGTATTGCAAGTGGAAAAGTAGAGAGTCTATTATATCATAATTCTGGGGTTTTTTCAGCAGGACTACATCTAGAAAATTTTACGGGTAAAATCGGAGAATTTACTTCCATAGGTACAGTCAAGATAATAGATTCTAACGTTCAAGCATTTGGTTACATAACTAGGCACTCAATAAGCGCAACTACATTAGATGCTTTACAAATAAAAGGATTCGTAACTATACTACAGGATAATCCTAAGTCATTGATTCTTGCAGAAACTCAAGCAGCAGAAATAACTATAGATGGAACTTTAAAAACAAACGCTACAGATTTTGGTGGTGCAGTAGTAGAGTACACAACAAACACTTTTAAAGAAAAAAAAGGCGAGGTTGTAATAAGATCAAAAGTAGACCTAGTAAACAAAGTCCTAGATAATACCTTAACTTATATTATAGATGGTTCAATAGAGCTGTCAGCAGGGGAATATATAGAAGTTCCGCCTAATGGTAACTTAACTTTAAATGGCTATGGTTTAGAAGCATCAGAGATAATCAAGAATGTTGCAGGGGAATCTATATTTAGAAGTCCTGTCGGAGGCTCTGGTGGTATGCAGATTGACTCTTTGAAGCTTACAATGGGTACAACAACGACAAGCTGTTTTGACCTTGTGGATGAAACAGGTTTTAATGCTATAGAGTGTGTTAAAGTCAATTTTGAAGGTTCTGGTAGTATAGGGGTTTTAGATGGCTATAGACAATACCTATGGACAAATATAGGGTTCTTTGGATTGTCAGATGGTATTACATTTGAAGGTACTTCTATAGGTGGATTCAGAAGCGAGACAGTAATAGGTAGAAATTTAACAGGAACTACAGGTTCAATATTTAAGAAGGGTGCTTCACTTACTTTTGCAAGTAGATTCTTTAGCAATGCCAATATTGACTTACCATCTGGTTGGTCTGTTTCAGATTTTGAACCAAGTAACTTCGTTAAAGATAATTTATTCCAGTTACAGGGTATGATTGTAACAAGAGCAGGGGTTATAAATAGGTCTGATACAAATTATTTTCCAAACATAAATGAAAAAGACTCTGTGTCAAATTGGAGTAATAACGTTGGTATAAGAAACACTTATGTAGGTGGAGAGTGGGATTTGACTACAGAAGCCACAACCATAATCCCAGCAGTTAATACACCTGTAAAACTAGAGGGTACAACTACATATCAAGACTTACAACATTTTAGACAGGTCAATAACAATGAGTTTATATACGATGCAACTCTATCTAAAGATTTTCAAGTAATGTTTCAAGGAATCATACAAGGTGGTGCAAACGATACGTTAGCTATTATATTAAGACTATTTAGAGACTCAACTTCCAGTTATGAAAATGTAAAAACAGTAGTTAGACCTGTAACAAACTCTTTAGGTGGATTAGATGTAGCTGTTGTAAATCTTTTTCAAAACATCACTCTTTTTGAAAATGACAGAGTTGAGCTTTGGGTTGAAAACAGAACGGATGATAGTAATGTTATACTTGAAGAAAACTCGCAGATGATCATTACCGAAAGAAAATAATATATAAAATGGCAATAATAACAATAACTTCAAATAAAATTTTAAATAACCCACCTTCTAGTATAGGTAGTTATACTAAATCTTCTCCTTTTGAAAATAAAGAAATAAGTTTTAATTTAATAGAGTTTTCAACCAATTATTCTGACCCAGAAAATGATCCCATTAGTAAGATTAAAATAACAGAGTTACCTGATTTTAATCAAGGTGTTTTAAAACTAAGTGGAACAAACATTGCTTTAGATCAAGAAATAATAGTAAATGATATTCCTAATTTAACATTAGATATATCTAATATTAGTAATGGGGGATTTACTTCTCATTTTAAATTTACAGTATCAGATTCTGGTTCTAATAGATATTTTGAAGGAAGTGATGCTATATTCACAGTTAATGTACAAGCTGCTCAGAATCTACCACCTGATTCTGTAGGGTCAAAAGATTTTTTGATACAAGAAAATGAAACCTTAGTTTTTACAAGAGATAATTTTACCACCGAAACTGATCCTCCTTATAGTGACCCAGAAGGAGATGAAGCATCTTTACTCAAAGTTACTAGCTTACCTCAAT